CGCCTCCTCTTCTACACGCAACCGCTCCACCTCAGCCGCTTCAGCTTCGGCCTTCACGCGCAACCGCTCGACCTCGGCCGCCTCGGCCTTCTCAGCAGCAGCCTTGTCTGCAGCAGCCTTCTCAAGCTTCTCTGCCGCCTCGGCCTCGAGGCGCGCTGCCTCCGCGGCGGCCTTGTCTGCCTCTGCTTCCGCGGCGGCCGCTTCCGCCAGTTTTTGCTTCAACTTATTATTCTCCTCATTCATTTCTTCAGCATAAGCTCTCGCGAGTTCAATCTCGCTCCCACTTGATTGTCTCAAGTCATTTAATGCTGCAGATAGATTTATAACTGACAGTTTGAGGTCGGCCTCTGCGGCATATTTTTCTTGTTCTATTTTAGATCGTATTTTTTCTGCTTCTATTGATTCTAGGTGCAGCCGTTCTGCTTTTGATTTCATCCGAGCTATCTCGGATTCCACGCGGATTCGTTCTGCTTCTGCGTCCATGCGGATTCGTTCTGCTTCCGATTCAATGCGGATTCGTTCTGCTTCTGCCTTAACAATGTCGGCTGTGCGCGAAGAGTCCGAACCACCGTATTCATATTCATTACGTTTGTTCGGATAATAACCCATATCCCCCCATGCGGCATGCATACCATGATGTTCTTTTTCGTCAAATGTTCCTATGTGACTATTTACTACTCTTTTGTTCTTAGGTGGAAAATCTTTCTCATACGCATATGCGTGTGATTCTATTGTTTTCTTTCTCGCGAAAAATGTTATATATACGATGATAAGAAAGATAATACTAATTATAACACTAAATATAACAATGTTTCCCTCCATTTATACTGTATATAGATTATTATCACAAAATAAATGTCTCTATATTTAAGTAATAATGACAAAATTGAAACTAGAATAAAGCAATCCTGATAATGATACATATCATGGATCTCAATCAACGCAAACTCACAAAAGACGAATGGAATAGCATCGAGATACCCGTATCAGCGAATGAAAAACGAATTATCGATCTCATTACTCGTGGATATCACAATGTCGCTATTCGCCAAAACAAGACAATGTCCTTGCTGAGTTATCTGAAAATCAGCCATTCAGAAGCACTAGAAAACTTCGTGTTCATGAAATACATCGAACCTAAGGTCTCTATAATGTCTAATAAATACGGGTTCAAGTTCGACAAAGTCGAAACTAAAAAATGCTCTATCAAAAAGGCCGACCAAATCCGTTTTTCGAATACGGACAAGCAACTACTTACGGAGAAAACCGAGTTATTTGAATTCGTTATCCTAGATTTGATGGAGAAACTCTACAAATACAAGTCGAAAAACTCGGACAAATGGTTACGATACCACTACACAATAAAGATACTCTCCAAGTATAATGTGGAAGCGTCCAATGGCGTATTACTTGCTCTAGTGAACCGCCTTTCTAGTATCAATGATAAATCCGTTGATATTACCAAACTAGTCAAGATGGGCGAGACAATTATTGAACGAAACGAAGACCTGATGAAATACGCTGATGAGGAATTGTATGACCATCAGAAGCAGTTGTTTACAATATGTAAAGCGCGCGTTCCTAAACTGATTCAGTATATTGCTCCCACGGGAACGGGCAAGACAATGTCTCCACTTGGTCTATCCGAGAAGCACCGGGTCATCTTCGTATGTGCAGCACGCCACGTTGGTCTTGCTTTGGCAAAGGCAGCAATCTCCGGACACAAGAAGGTGGCGTTTGCGTTTGGGTGTCAAGACGCGGAGGATATCAGGCTTCATTACTTTGCGGCAAAAGATTATACGGTGAATCGGCGTAGTGGTGGGATTTGGAAGGTCGATAATACGGTAGGGGATAAAGTCGAGATTATGATATGTGACATCAAGTCATATCTTCCGGCGATGTATTACATGTTGGCGTTCAACAAGAAGGAAGACATCATCTTATATTGGGATGAACCTACGATTACGATGGATTACAAAGAGCACGAGTTTCACCCAATCATTCAGCGTAACTGGCAGGAGAACCAAATACCAAACGTGGTATTGTCGTCGGCAACTCTGCCCCAGCCACACGAAATGCAGCCGACCAACGCCGATTTCTGTGCCCGCTTCTTGGACGCCGAAGTGCACACCATTGTCAGCCATGACTGCAAAAAGACAATTCCGCTCATCGAAAAGGACGGGTATGTCGCGATGCCCCACTTCCTCAGTCGCGAATACGATGATATATTGGCAGTCTCCAAACAATGTCGCCAAAATCGCACATTACTTCGTTACATCGACCTAGGAGAAGCGATTCGGTTTATCACTAATAAATCCGTTAGAAACAGCGTTCGCAACGAGCGGTATTCGATGACGCAGAATTTCGCGTGCGTCGAAGACGTGACCATGTCGCAAATAAAGACCTACTATATAGACGTTCTCGCAAATATTGTTCCTGAAAAATGGGGCGATGTATTTGAAGCGGTCAGCGTTGAACGTAAACGGCACCACACATCGAACATTCACGTCGTCACCAGCGATGCACATACGATGACCGACGGACCGACGATCTTCCTTGCGGAGGATGTTGGAAAGGTGGCGCGTTTCTGTCTTCAACAGTCGGACATTCCGCAAGCAGTTTCGCGCGACATCATGAAGGCCATTCATTACAACACGGTCATCAATGGCAAGGTGTCTGTCTTACAAAAGACGTACGAGGATGGAACGCGCGAAGACGAGGGTAAAGAGAAGAAATTGGCGGATGGCAGGGTGAATCCGGAAATGCGACGCGTGATGACCAAAATAAATGAACTGAATTCGTGCGTGAAAAGCGTGGAACTCGACTCGCAGTTTATTCCAAACAGCGCAAGGCATCTAAAACGGTTCGATATTTCGGAGGAAACGAACGGCACTCCATTTATGTGTGACATATCCGAAACTGTCGTCGAGGAGATTATGATGATCGATGACATAGAGGATTCGTGGAAAATGCTCCTGCTTATGGGGGTAGGCGTCTTTGCACAACACGCCAGCGTTCGTTATTCAGAGGTGATGAAGTCCTTGGCGCAACAGCAGAAATTATTCATTATCATTGCATCGTCCGATTACATTTACGGCACGAACTATCAGTTCTGTCATGGCTACATAAGCAAGGACCTGGGGCACATGAGCCAAGAAAAGTGTATTCAGGCAATGGGTCGGGTCGGGCGCAACAATCTCCAACAACACTACAGTTTGAGATTTAGAGATAACGACCTCATAACGAAATTGTTTCGCGAGGAGAAAGACCGACCTGAAGTGAGAAATATGGAACTCCTGTTCAATACTTGCTAGCTGGTGCTAATGTGCCAATGTGCTAATGTGCTAATGTGCCAATGTGCTAATGTGCTAATGTGCCAATGTGCTAATGTGCTAATGTGCTAATGTGCTAGTTCTTCCGGTATTTGTAAACAATATAAAAAAAATTCCCTCTGTTATTATTAATGGAAGCGCGGAACTTTGTCAAGTGTTTGTTTGGAGGCATTACACTTGGGGGGGCAACGACGTTCATGGCGTCGGTGACGAATGATGGTTTTGGTAATGTTGTCGGTATTGCCCCTTGTTTTGGTAATGGACGTTGTGTTGGCTCTAGCGACCACATCAAACCTTATTATAGTGGTTTGTTTGAAGAAGATGATGCCGGGCGTGTTTGCCAAGAACAATCTGGTAATATGCCGCCATCATATCTGGGGGATACCAAGACAAAAATGGAGAGACCGCCCTCTCTGCGCGAGTATGAATGATGAATGATGAATGATGAATGATGGAATAATGTGCTTATTTTTTCTAAATATGTGTATTATTTTCTCTCCTCTTGATAAGATACCCAACATGTCTGGGACAAGGAGAAGTGAACGAATCGCCAAGCAAAAATGTCTAAAGGCAGACGATACTACTATTTGTAACTTGGCTAGGAATAGTGGAAATAATCCTTATCAGAGACGAAAGACGCAGAAGCAGGGTAAAGATAGTGCGTTCATTAAAAAGGATGGTATAGATTACAATGGAAGTGACCCGTTGATATCGGAGTTATTTGATACGAATTTGTTACCCACGGAAATCAAAACGAGGAGTGGTGTGGAAAAACTGAAGCGTTCATATATCTATATTATTTCCAAAAAAATAGACGGACGGACGTTTATCAAGATAGGTGTGAGTAATACCACCAGTCTGCGTTTGGGTTCATTACAAACCGCACTGATTCCTGGATTAGAAAACATTGGTTTTAAACTACATTACCTATTATTTTATAAGCATGAGAGTAGCGAAGGCACTTCCACGTTTGCGGAAAATATCGAGCAGCATTTACACAAATTGCTCAGGAATCACGAAGGATATAAAAATATGGTGATTCATTTCCCCAGCAACAACCCTTCTGAATGGTATTTGCCCGATTCGCAAAAAAACGCATACATTGATTTTTTCCAGTTCGTTCTCGACTTTATAAGTGTACAAACTCCAGCACCCGAACAAGGATACCATTTTTTCGTTGCAAACAAAAAAAATACTCGCGAGTTCAAAACAAAGTTTTTGAAAGAGAGCACTAGGCAAGAAGTGTTACAGTATCGAAGGGATCATGTCAAGGTGAAAGAAGGCATCATGATTCAGAGAAAACTCACGCAAAAACAGAACCTCTTCAAAAAAGGTAGCAAGGCATATTTCATCGAGAAGTTGGTAAAACCAACTGGTCGTGTATTGAGCGACAACTACGATATAGTGGAAATCTATTATCATAAAGGGAAAACCAATTCGATACGATTGCACGGAAATTATTATGCCAGGATTCGGATTCGTAAGCAGGATACTGATACTACCAAGACAAAGGGGACCAAAAATGCCAAAAATGCCAAAAATGCCAAGACATTCGACGATATAAAATCATACATACAGTTATCGTATAGCGAAAAGGTGGGCGATGAGACATATTATTGGTCGCATGTTTTTAATGTGTTAGAAAAGATGAGAGAAATTGGAACGTTGGAACCTGCCGGATTATTGACCAATTATAATCATTATTTTACCCAACCGGTTCTAGAAGCAAAACGGATTGTTTCTGCGTTCTCTAATAAAGATGTGACATTGAAAAGATCTCAAGTTAATTGGATTGTAGGGCGACACGTCAGGGATAAGGATGATGGACTTTATATTGCGACGTCTGTTTCAGAGACCAACGCTGGGAAAATCAAAGATATTGTGTTTGCACCGGTTGATCCTAATACGATGCTTCGGAAAGCAGGGGCGAAAGAAATAACAGCCAATGTAGTTGTTGCGGTGACACTTGCGATTGAATATCATGAAAACAAAGTGGCCTCTTATGTTATCGACGAGGAATACGAATTAGAAGAGGACCAAACTAAGTATAAAATGTATGATTTCATCTTGTTTAATAAGAACTATTTCAAAGATTTTGAAACGGAACAACCGATCCAGGATGAATTTATCGGCATCATATTACAAAATTATGACAAGTTCGACAAACAAACAGAGAAATACACAAATTATTACGATGTCTTGTTTGAAGACGAGTTGTGGCGGTTAGAGACCGATTCTGTTGATAAAAATTCCGAACCACTTGTGGACGTAAAAAAGAAGAAAAAATTCGTGTCCAAACTGAAGAATGAACGCAATCTCATTTCCAAGGTAATAAAGGAGTTGGGGTTAAACACGGAAATCACACGGATGACTACACGGAGCACGACCGCCAAAGCGAAACCGAAGTCCAATGTGAAACAAAAGGCAAAGGCAAAGGCACCTAGACAAGGAACACGAAAATCGGCCCGGAAACAAAATACCAGTATGAAATTACGGTCACAGAACCCGTAATGAAGTCATAATAACTACAGGATATCATAGTTATTATGAGACAAACTAAATTCGTTATTAACGACTAACGAAGACGAAGGACGAGGTGAAGCGTTGCCTCCTTTTGGATATTATAGTCCGAAAGCGTCCTTCCGTCCTCAAGCTGTTTTCCCGCAAAAATGAGGCGCTGTTGGTCGGGCGGAATACCCTCCTTGTCTTGAACCTTCTGTTTCACGTTTTCAATGGTATCCGATGCCTCGACGTCGAGCGTGATGGTCTTTCCGGTAAGCGTCTTGATGAAGATTTGCATATGCTTGTATATAAGTGTGTATATTTAAGTTGTATCCATATATCATATTTTTGATGGAAAAATATCATTGATTATATGTTGTGTTTACTCCGCCAACTCAGGGTATTTATTCTTGAGTTTCTCTTGGAATCTCTCCAGTTCGTCTTGAATAGACGAGCCTGCTTTGAGTTTCATGTTGAGTCCGTAGCGCCGGTCGTCGAGGCGGCACTCATACACAAGGTGCGGTGCGCCACGCATTTGGTTGATGCGGTAGTATTGCGGCAGCTTATTGGGTTCCTCCTCATTAACTATGTCGTTCTCCAAGTTGTGTAGTTTCTGTTTGATCTCCTCCAACTTGTTAGTGAGGGAGACCTTGCGCGATTTGGAACTCATAATAGGTTTGTCCAACTTAGGGTGACTTTCGATTTTGAAGAACTCGCGGGTGAGATTTTTCTCCTTGTTGTAGACTTCGTGATAATAAACGACGTATTTGGGGAGCATCGCTTGCGTCAATCCGTCTGGAAGTGGATTTGCGTTGTATTTACGGGACCGCTTATTAGTGTTGGCATTTTGTTCGCTCTGCGTGGCAAATCGCAGATTTGAGCGACGATTGTCCAACTTGTCACGATTGATGTGGTCGATCGAGAATTTTTTGTCGATGAGTTTATCATCATTTGGATATTGATTTTTCATGACGAACCGGTGAAGGTAATGAGTTTTGATGTCCACGACACTCGTAACGTAACCCAGTGCTTTATTTAATGTCCAACATTTTCGATGTGATTGTGTCTTAATCAACGCTGCGTCTTCACATGAGAGCTTCGTGAATACATCGTTCTCTGAATTGCAACTCATCTGATATTACCGTTCTTTGGTATCGCAATTCTCGATTAAATATAAATAATTGCGTATTTGTCCAGCATATTTTCCAGCACTAATTTCCAATCCGTTATCAATCTCGACGATTGTTTCATTTTTTGAACATACTGGAGCACAAATAGTTGGTTTGTCTACACAAACCGTCTCTTCCTTGTCCATATCGAATGTTTCACAAGCACAGAACATATTATGTTCTACTTCATTATATGTTCTTGAAATCAATTTTTTTTAATAATAATTTTAAGAAGGTTTATCCCCCCATCTGTTACTTAGTTCGAATACGCAAGTCCGCCCATTCCCGACATAACGCGAAGGACGTTGTAGTTGGTGGCGTACACGCGGACCTTGGCGGTCTTGGTGCTCTCGACGGTGGCGTTCGACAGGACGAGCTGAAGAGTCGCGTTGTCGATGCGCGAGAAATTGCAGGTGCCCGACGGCTGGTGCTCCTCCGGGCGAAGCGCGAACGAGTAGACGTTGATGCCGGTGTCCGGGGCACGGGTGTGGAACTGGTACGGCTGGACGAGGTCGAAGTAGGTGCCCTCACGCTCCGAAAAGCGGTCCTGGCCGTTGAGCTGCAGCTTGGCGGTGACGACCGGGTTCTCGCCCCAGCAGTGCATGTCAAGCGCGGTCTCGGCAAGCACGAAGGTGCCGGCATCCGAGAGGGTCGAGCCATCAACTGGAACGCCATCAACGCCGAAGTCGGCGTGGGGTGTGTTGACGGTGCTGGCGCTGACAAGGTCATCAGCACCTTGGTCCTGGAAGAGACCCGATGTACCAATGAAGCCATTCGAACCCTTAAGGGAATTCGGACCACCGAAGGCGTGGATAGCATTCGGGAGCGCATCGATCGAATCGGTGTAGTTGAACGGCTGAGCACCGAGGGTGCTCTTGAGGAGAGTATCCGAAGTCTCAAGGGACGCGCAGTAGTCGACGTTCGCGTCCGGCTGGGCAACGAAGACGAGCTCCTTGCACGGGTGGTTGAAGTTGAGTTTGATCTTGTTCGAGGACGAACCGACCGACTCATCGCCAGTGAACTGGAGCTGCTCAATCAGGTACTCGTGCGGGTTCTGCGCCATGCGGCGACGCTCGTCGGTGTCCAGGAACACGTAGTCGACGTAGAGCGACGCGGCAACAAGCGACTGCTGGTAGGCATTGGATACCTTAGCAGAAGTGCCGGCAAGACTGCTGACGGCCCAGAGGCACTCATCAATCGGGCGAAGATCGAGGTTGATCTTGACCTCGTGGTACTGGAGGGCAATGAGCGGAAGGGCAAGACCCGGGTTGCGGCAGTACCAGAACTGGAGCGGCACGTAGAGGGTCGTCTCCGGAAGGGTGTTGCGCGGGGCGCACACGTTGGTTGGGACGGTGCCGTTAGAATCATTGTTGCACGGGCCATCAACATCGGCAAATGCCGGGTCGGTGATGTAGGTGAGCTGGGTGGTGTTGCCAACCATCTTGTAGTAGCCACGCTCCTGCTCCTTGGAAAGGGTGAGCTGGTTCCAGATGTGCATCCAGTCGCCGTACTGGCGGTCGATGCGCTGGCCACCAATCTCGACCTCGACCTGCGAGATCATCTGCTCACCCGGGAAATCTAACCAGCGAGCGAAGACATTAGAGCCTGAGCCTGAATTTTTGAGGTCCTGGCCAATCTCCGGAAGAGTGACCTGAAGGTAGGTGCGGTACGCGAGGTCACCGTTGCGGCTGATGGTGCAGGTGACACGGCGGCCGAAATCGGCCTGGCCGTTGAAGGTCTGCTCGATCGACTCCATCGCGAAGTTGGTGTGGCGACGGTAGGTCACCTTCCAGAAGGTGATCTGCGGGTTGCCGGTAAGGTAAACGTCCTGAGCGCCGTAGGCTACGAGTTGCATTAATCCACCTCCCATTGTTATAATATTGCTAAAGAAAAAAAAATTACGAAAAAGATTTAATTAATGATTAAAAATACTATTAATCATTAAAACATCGTTGAAATATCAAAAAATACTATGGAAATACTCCGAAATACTCCATAAATATCGTGTATTGATTGTCGGTGCTAATTGTCGATGCTAATTGTCGATGCTATTCTTAATTTTGTTTATGTCCATGTTTTTCTCAATAAACGATTTCACATAGGTGTCAAGGTAAATTTCCTTCTTACCCTGATGTTTTTTGGTGAAAATATAGGTGTCATCTTTCATGGAAACCTTCCAACCCGATTGAACGGCGTTAAAAATGAAGGCCATTTTCTGGAGTTTGATACAATCGACTTCTAAATCTTCTGGGGTATTTATGCGAACTGTATCCATTAAATTAAAAGAAAGAAAACAATAACTGGAAGTATATTCAATTAAACACTAATAAAAAGGTATTGTTAATATGCCTAAATTTAAACAGAAAAATACAAGAAAGATACTGGTCGAAAACAATTCCATCACTACCCTCGACGGAAAACATCAAGAAATCGTCGATGAATTGCGGCGCGAAAAAGAGGTGGTCGTCCCGTCTCTTCGCAAAGAGCAAAGGTCACTTCGTAAAAAACTACAACGAAATAAGATGTCCGTCGAAGCAGAGTTAGAAACAAAAGATAGGATGGAAGACATCAAGAGGACGCTCCGGGAAATCAAAGGGCGCGAGAGAAATTATTTGCTAAACAACTCGGAGTTAGTATTCGGTTATTTCGAGAATAAAATGAAGGTCGCGGAGGGCACAAACAAAACAACGGTTCTCAACACCTTTTTCAAAACGGAAACACCAAGCAAGAAGGAGGATGAAAAGGAGCACAGCAATGTGAAGAAATTTCTTGCAAACATCGACGACAGCTTTATGGACATTGGCAATTATGTGGTTCAGACGGACATTTGCGAAGTTTGCCACCAAGGCGAGATGATTCCGATTGTGCACGAGGGACAACTTGTTTGCAATAATTGTTCTTCCACGATTCAATACCTTGTAGAAAATGAGAAACCCTCGTATAAAGAACCTCCCAAAGAGGTCTGCTTTTATGCTTACAAAAGAATCAACCATTTCAGAGAGGTAATCGCGCAGTTCCAAGCCAAGGAGACCACGCAAATACCCGACGAAGTGCTCGAGAATATCAAGTTGCAAATCAAAAAGGAACGAATCGGTCTCGAACAAATCACCAACAAGCGCGCGAAAGAGATACTAAAGCGGTTGGGCTACAACAAATATTACGAGCACATTCCCTTTATCAAAGACAAGTTGGGAATCAAACCGCCCATCATGAGTCCGGAACTCGAAGACACGCTGTGCAATCTTTTTATGGAAATCCAAGGCCCTTATGCGAAATATTGTCCGGAAGATCGAGTGAACTTCTTAAACTACTACTATACGGTCTACAAGTTGTGCGAGTTGCTCGACCAGCGCGAATTCCTGCCTTTCTTCCCAATGCTAAAGGACCGCGAGAAGCGAATCGAACAAGACGAAATATGGAGGAAAATATGTAACGAACTCGACTGGGAGTTCATTCCCACAATATAGATTTGATAACTATATTCAAATCTATATTATATTTATTGGTGTTTTTCGTGTTTATAGGCAAGTTTATGCTTACCCGAGTTTATGCTTACCCGAGTTTGGGGAAACCGACAAGGTTGGCGCCGATGCCGAACCCAGCGCCCGAGCGAGCACCCACGGCCATGGCCGGGACGAACGTATCAAGAATGCTAAAGGTGGCGGCCGCGGTGAGCGCGATGAAGGCAACCTCATCGAGGTCGAGCGAGCGCTTCGGGATGGCAAAGGCAGCAAGTGCCACCATGATACCCTCCACAAGGTATTTGATCGCGCGCTTCAAAAGTTCACCAAGATCGAAATCGTTGACAATATCAGTAATGCTCATTCTTATATTTAATAAAAAGAAAAAAATATAATATGTCGATTGAAATCACTTAAAGTTTATGAGGATTAATATTCCTATATGAGCGACACTTCGAACACGACAACCAGACCTGAGGGAATCGAATGTAGATTGGACATTGACGGCTCCGAGAACAAGAAGTATGTCGATGTGTTAGATGAGGACAAGGGAGTTGCCGGACAAAAATTCGTTTGCGTATCGTTTCTCTCTCCGGAGAAGATTCTGAACGACCGCCGACTTTATAATTTCAATGAATTCCTAAAGCAGTGGGAAATGTCCAAGGCATTGTCTAAATATACACAATTCTTGAGTTTTCTCTCGTTCAAGTATAATCTTGTCTTTGACGATCTCACCAAGGATTTGGAGGAGTTCTGTAAAGAGGAGCGGGATAATCTGTTTGCCACGAATCTAGAGGATGAGTTCAAGAACTTTATGGACTCGAACGAGACCAAGTTGGACGAGGCATTCAATCAGGAGAATGGGTTCCAGACGAGCGTTCGTGGATTGAAGGTGCGCGGTTCTTATCCGAGTCAGCAAGAGGCTGAACTGAGATGTAAAATGCTTCGCGAAGTGGACCCGAACCACGACGTTTTTGTGGGTCCGGTCGGTATGTGGATGCCTTACCACCCCGAGGCGTACAAGACGGGGCGCGTCGAGTATCTGGAGGACGAACTCAACCAGCTCATGCACGAGAAGCAGGCGAACGAGAAGAACGCCAAGGTTGAGTTTGACAAGCGGATGCGTGAAACGAAGGAGCAGGCGATTGAGGAGAACAAGAAGAAGGCGCTCGAGAGCGGCAACGTGCTTACGCAGACCTTGGACGAGAATGGTCAATTGGTGAGTGTGAACAACGTCAACAACATGGAGACTGGTATGGGCGAAGAGGTCACGGTTGCTGATGTTCGAAAGGAGTTGTTCGAGGATGAAGATGTGGTGATTGACCATAAGAATTCCGACCACGGTCTCAGCAGACTGACCGATGCTGGTGTTTCAGAACCGAAGGAGAAGGAGACTGTGTTAGTGAACATTGCTGAGGATGCTGAGGGTGCTGAGGATGCTGAGGGTGCTGAGGATGCTGAGGATGCTGAGGATGCTGAGGGTGCTGAGGGTGCTGAGGATGCTGAGGATGCGGACAAGGGGAATAAGCAGGCGTGAAACCTATAATTACCCCGTGAAGAACATAAATTAAGAAAAACTAAAAAATTGAATTTACATATAATCCCTAGTAGTATATGTAAATAACTAGAATGCCGCAACAGAGTGCGCCCATCCAAAGTATGCGGGAACAAAGTGCGACCAACCATATTGCCTCGGGAAAAGGTGTGCCGAAACAAAAGTGTGCGTTTCAAGGTTGTGCGAAAAAAGTGAACCAGGTAGAGATGATGATGGGGAAATGTCGCTGCGAAAACGTTTATTGTTCGAAGCACCGAATGCCAGAGTCGCACTGCTGCGCTTTCATATACACGATTGACAAGGACGAATTTATCAAAGCAAACAAGTGTGTTGCTGCTAAAATTTGAACATACTACTTCTTACCACCGAGTCTTCCGCACATTTATTTTGGGACCGCGCTTTCGCCCCGAGTTGGGGTCGTATGAGTCGTCCTCATCGTCAGAATGAAGATCCTTCGATATTTCCCAGAACTCTTTCGAACCGAGTTTGAAGTCTCCGTGTGGTTGTGCCTTATACCAAAAAATCTGGTCCTGTAGGTTATTAGACTTGGCATTGTTGTCCACGACCAAACATTCAAAGTTTTCGGTGCATTGGTCCATTACCTGTGCGAAACTCTCATATGTGGGAAACATTCCGGCATAGTTTTCCCAAATCCTTTTCCTATTGGAAATGTAGGGTTCGCGCAGTATAAACACATAGTCGATATTTGTCCGCAAATTGGGAGGTATACCTAATGGATACTGCATAGTGATGATAAGCATAATTTTCCAGTGCCTGCCGTTCATGAAAAGCAACCGCATCATCTTGTCCTTGGTCCACGAGTTGTCGAATAAGCAATCATCTAGAATGCAAAAAGCGCGCGGGTCAATAGTTGACTTCTTGTAATGTTCGATCTCCTTTTTCACCTGCTTCAAGACGGTTTTCTGACGCTTCAATATATTCTCAATAATGGCGGTGTTGTACTCATCGTGAATGAATAATTTAGGGACGTGACTTCCATAAAATCCATTTCCTGCTTCAGTACCCGATATCACTGTTCCGATGGGGATATCTTGGTGATGATATAGAAGGTCTCGCACGAGATAACTTTTTCCTGTGTCTCGACGTCCGATGAGGACCACCACGGGACCCTTATTTTCGTCGGGTCTGAAGCTTATATGCGACATATCAAACTTCTTTAATTCTAAGGTCATGTAAAAAGAGAGCAGAAATAATTCGAACACTTTATCCGCATATGTATGTGAATGAGTTAGATTTTTAGGGAAATTATATCATCCACAACTATGGACTTTTCTTATCAGAAAAATGACAATAATACTCTCTTTGAGAGTTTTGAAAATACTGAACTTTTAAATATGAAATGTCCACAGAATTATATACCTGTTTATCAAAGATTTTTTACTCTAAATGAAACCAATTTTAAAAACATCAATTTGAATCACAAACTAAAGCTGAAAAAAATTCTTAAAAAGAGCACAGAAAATAAGTATTTGGTCGAACTTGAAAACCGTGACAGCGCAGATGGCTTTGTGTGCGAAAGAAACGTATTTTTCAAATTAATTCCTTTATTGGATCCAATTAAATACATGTGTTCGAAGTATGATTTGTCTGATAATAATATTTTGAAACTACCATCTTTTATGGAAAAGGAACAATGCGCCGCAAAGGTTCGCGATACAAACAACGCTGCGTATGTCGATAGTTTTTTCACATATCTCACAAGCACCATGCTCGAAGAGTCGGGATTCGTGCACGGCATCGATTTTTACGGTTCGTATCTAGGGATTAAAAATGACTTTTTATTCAATATTGGCGACGACATTGATTACTTACAAGACTGCAAACCATTTCACGAAAATCGCGGAAATTTGTATGTATTTGATGATAATGTTCAATACGACTTGATGAATCGTGATACGCGAGATTATAAGGAGCCAATCAAAGTGTTGTCCGCAAAAGACGACGAAAATATTCTCGAGTTATCGGATATCTGTGAACTCGATCTTTCTCAATTCGATGGCATATTTGCACCGGGAACGGGAATGGGAAAGGTATCTACGGACAGTTCTTCGGGGGATAATTCCGCCCACGTGTCTGGTGATATTTCTGCGGCGTTGCTCTACGATTCGCCTCACCAAGAAACGAAGAAGGCGACGACCGCGCCGAGTGCAAACACAACCAAGTCGTCCAACGCCTCCTCGGAATCGTCGAGATGTTCATCGCGTTCGTCGAACACGCTGGGGTCGGAAACAGGTTCCATTCAAAGCGAAAGCACGCTTGACGGTTTGTCGCTGTCTACTGCCTCGGAAGACGAAGCATTCGTGAAAATCCATTCTTTTCCAATTCAAGTGGTTGCGCTTGAGCGATGCGAACAAACCCTCGACTCTTTCATGTCTAGCACAGATGTGACCGATGAAGAGTTTGGTTCGATTGTGACACAAATCCTCATGATGCTAATCACATATCAAAAAGTGTTCGGACTCACGCACAACGATTTACATACGAACAACATTATGTATGTGAAGACGGACAAACAATACCTCTTCTACAAGCACGACGGCAGGCATTACAAGGTGCCTACATTTGGTAAAATATACAAAATAATTGACTATGGGCGGGCAATCTATAAGTTCCGCGGGAATCTATTGTGTAGCGATTCATACCATTCGAAGGGCGATGCCGCAACTCAATATAATTTCGAACCATACATCGATACAAATAAGCGACGGGTTGAACCCAATTTTAGTTTTGATTTGTGTAGATTGGGTTGCGCACTTTATGACATGTTGTTGGATGATGAAACTGAAATGAAATCAACCATTGTTGAGATAATGACCGGTTGGTGTCTTGACGACAAGGGACGCAACATACTCTACAAGAACAATGGTGAAGAGAGATATCCTGATTTCAAATTATACAAGATGATTGCTAGAACGGTTCACAATCACGTTCCTGCGAAAGTAATCCAAAATGAGTATTTCAACAGATACCATATTTCCAAAAAGAAAATAAACAAGCAAAAAATAATGAATATTGACGCGCTTATCAGCCACCAGTAATTGGTTGGTTACTCTTTTTACTTAATTTGTCAAATAGTGTTTCGACAAATTAACTCAGCTCATTTTTTATACAATTCTTTCACCAAAGTGAATGTTATAATACATCCTATCGCAATATCAATGTATAATATTGCTTGGGGGATTGCTTGCCATTTGCTCAAATACTTTGTCTCGTCCAAGTTTGCCTTCATCGATTTCAGATCATCAATCAAGTATTTGCATAGCGAAATCGCACAAAATAATATGGACAAACTCAATAGAAGAAACAAAACATTATATGCCTTGTTTTTCTCTCTGTAAAATCTGCTTGAAGCCAACAGCGCAAACGATATAGATGTGTAAAGACCAACGTTTCTAAGGGACGTTTGATAAAACATTAATATTTCCCGTTCTGTTTCCATATATACCTATACAAAGACAAATAATATTTGCTGATTCTAAAATTCTGGGGCACCCACAAAGACACCGGCACCACTTTGTTTCCCAATGTCGGATGCGTCTACTTGTTCAATCGCAAATAAAGCCAAAACCGAACTGATGTAGACAACAAGTGTATCGCGCGTAATTTCCTTTACCGGTTTTGCCTCCTTCAATACAAATCTCATCTCAAGAAATTTCACGATAACAAATACAAACGCAATAAGTCCTGCGATACTAAAGTGATTCTTCATTAAAATATCGTGTTACAAAACTGTCAACCATTCAACGCATTATTACAAAAACTCTACATCATCTAAAACAATGGGCGGTCTGGACGACGGCGCGTTCATATCATTAATATCCAGCGTATCGATATTTACATTGCCGCCAATTGTAATTCTCTCCTCGTAATCATCGTCCTCGTCGTCATCATCGGCCTCCTCATCGCGCCTTTTTTGTGCCCCATCTAATGCGATTTGCTCCAACCGTTCAATTGTCTTTGGTGCGGATACCAGTGTCTCGTTTCCTAAAGTATCCTGCGCTTTATCAGTATTCGAAAATGAGATGTTTTCTGTTTGCGAGGGAATGGATTGCATTGTCTCTAATACGGTATCATTCATAATCATATTCACATCCGACATAGGTGCTACTCCCAGTGGTGCTCCTAGTGCTGGTGCTCCTGTTACGGGTTCACTTGCGATTGGCAACGACTTCTCATTCACCGCCTCTTTCTGCACCGCCTCTTCTTGCACCGCCTCTTTCTGCACCGCCTCTTCTTGCACCTCTTCTTCGATGATTTCCTCCTTGACATCGACCTCCTCTTCTTCGGTCTCGTCCATGTATGCTCTGAGGATGCTTTCTACAGGCATCGTCTCGCGAATTGTGTTGAGGATACTCTCTTGCGCAAACAGTTCGAGTTGCCGGTTGTTTTTTTGAAGGTCAAGTGGGGCCAACTCGGCTTCAAATAGGTAGACATTTGTGTATAGCTTTCTTGCAACATTGATGTACACCTTGTGAATGAAAACATCGGCAGATGGAATATCAATATCAATCTTCTTTTGCTTCTGTCCAACGCGGACGCATGTGAGAGCCTTCAATTGTATAACGTGGACGCATGTAATCAACTCTTCCAGATAACCACACTTGGTAAACGTTTCAATCCTCGCACGCTCTTCGCCGATAATAGAATCATTCCACTTGGGTATGCGGGAGAGAAATGTCTGGAACGTCATCAGATACTTGTCATGTTCATCGTTCTCTTCGCATAGCTCTAAAGCCTCTTTGAAAATAGACTTGAGTCCATCAATTACTGCGGGAGTAAGGATGTTTACTAAACGAGCACACCACTCGTTTTTTGATTCACCCAAACTAGACATCGAATAATCATCCATTTACATAAATGAAATATTTTCTAAATCAGTTTCAGAACGAAAAACAATGAAATTGAGCATGAACAACAGAAGAAGTTTTTCGCTTCTAAATTCACGCTTAACTTTATGAAATGTCAATAATAGATGGTATTTTCTCTCCAGTTCCATATTCGAATTCTCCAAATAATACATAATATCTAATCCGGTGTACCCTTTTTCATACAACAAGATGGATGATTGAACCAATTCGGTATAATCGTTGATGTTTAATCCATTCATAAACTTTTTTAACCAGTTCTTTCGATTTGTGGCACACTTGTGCGGTTGGAAACTTTTTTGTGTAACATAATTGTGTAAATTAAAGGATTTATCGTTCATCAGAGGAAGTGGCACATAAATCTCGCAGAACCGCGAGAGGATTGGTCTGAGCAACTTATAACGATTTTCAACAATGATGAAGAATCTGGTCGTATGGCTGAATAATTCGATGCATCGTCGCAGGGCAGATTGGGCGTCGATGGTGAGTTTATCGGCATTGGACAAAATAATTGTTTTGAAATGCCCCCGCCCTTTCAAATTTATATGCGTCTTTGCGAAAAACTTGAGCTCTTCTCTTACGAATTTTATACCTTTTCCGTGCGCACAATTGACGTTCATCACATATGCCTTCGTCATTTCCTTATCGTTGTCATATATCTTCTCAACAAAGTCGTTTACCAGAGTTCGCTTACCACCGCCGTGTGGACCATGGAAAATTATGTTTGGTATTTTTTGGGAAGTCAAAAAATACTCAACTTTTCTATAAATATCGGCATGTATAGAAAGAGACATATATCGAGGTTTTCTAGTTTGTTCTTAACTGATAATGGAGTAATATATTTTATGTATTTTATGTATTTTATACATATCGCTTGATAGTGTTATGTATAAATTTTTAGTGAAACCAATGGAGCGTCTTACGCGACACTCTGTAGGCTCTGCGTGTAAGGATTCTGTTTGAACGCGGTGAGAATGTCGGGGTTCATACGATCACTATTCAATGTGCTGTCGTATCCTTGCGGCACCTTGGCGGCGCCCAGCGTCTGTGCCGACGGAATGATCGAAGTACCCACGCCAGGCACATACATGCGATTGTTGTTTCGGTCGGCGTCGACACGCCCAATCCGAATATTTTCTTGTTGGTTGAACATTTGTGTTCCCCCCTGATTTGGTCGGTTCTCGTGCGTTTTGTTCTCGTTATTCCGCTGACGATATGCGGCGTCGTATGTCTGGTTAGCCTTCTGCGCGCTCGGTCCTGCTGCTCCTGTATAATGAACGTTTGTTGTGTCGCGTTGGACATTTGTTGGTTGGTGTTCCGAAACGGAATACCCCTCTGTAGTCCGACCCTGATAATTAAGATAGTTCAAGTCAATTGCCCCCTCTATTGTCTCTCTCAGCGTTGTTTTTGTGCGGTCGCCTGGATTATGGACACGGGCGTTTGAGACGGACGTTCCGGCATTTCCGCTTGCCCTGATATTACAGATAGTGTTTTCCTTTCTGGAAGGACGTAGCACATCAAGCAGCGGGGCAATCGCCGCGTGTGCCAATCCACGAACAGCACCAAAACCATCGGGCTGTTTCATGGTGGAACGGTTTGTCGGCAGGGGAACAAAACCTTGAACACCATAGTCGTTCTGTCCGGCACCGCGTTTACCTGCCGCCGATACATTCGTCACGCTGTTTGCTTGTAACTCAGGTCTGCGCGGAATCTGATATTTACCCTTTGCGTAACTGGCCTGTCCGTCCTGGACCGCACCAGTACCATAATACTCCTCTGTGGTATCAGGGCGATTCACATCGCGCAAGACCTCCACACCGCGCGCGGTTTGTGCCTTTTCAATTCCCGTTGTTGTGTTCCAACGACTAGGTCCCAGAGTATAATAAGTGTCTTGGCTATACTTCTCGACGCGCCCTTGTGTATGAATATTTCCTGCCTCCTTGACCATCGAATTCGCAGGACCTTCGTGCCCTGCCAAACCATAACTCTGCTTGGGATTGGACGCAACGCGAAGTTGGTCCACGGTTTTGGGTTGCCACGATTCACGCGCCTCCATGCCACTATTGAAACCGATGCCACCTTCCGTGTTGTAACCTTTGCCAAGTCCAGGAGCAACACGCTGCTCTTCCCACGGCTTGATATTTGCCATTCGCATACTCGGGTTGACGCGGGATTGAAGAAAGTCGCTCATATTAGGAGCGCCGTGCGCGTGCTGCATATTCGTTTGTGGTTTGAACAGTGGTGCCTGTTCCTTTTTCTTGAACGCCTGCGAACCACCACCTTGCATGTTGTCTAGTCTCATCTCGGCTACGTCAGAAGAGGTCGAAGCACCATTACTCTTTGCGCTATAAAACGGAACCATATTGTTATGTTTAAAATCAGAAGTATTTATGTTAGCACCCGTGAGGGACATTTGCGGGACTTTTCCCGAACCTACCGATTCTTTCGGATTGTTTCGCATTACCGATTCCGAAACATTTTGGTCGAAACACTTATCGGTTGTCTGATTGGCAGTAGGGAAATATTTTACATTGCTTTTGTTAATCGGTTCCACTACAGGATAATTGATTACTGGTGTGTTGATAAATCCCTCGGTGACATTCTTTTTTTCAGACTCATCGTCTTCATCATCTTTATTATGGTTATTGGCAATAACATAAAATCCACCTAATGCCAAAAGAGGTATCGCAAGCTGTGCCATTATATATACAATAATATATAATATTATCACTAAGATTTCTCTAATATGGGATACAAATAATATGGGATACAAATAATATGGGACACAAACACTAATTGGAGACATTCGGATATTTCGGCACGAAGTGGTCTCGTTCTAACATGCGCGTGCTTAAGTTGTTTTGAAATGGAAGGCAGGTATTCTCTCGCGGGTCAAGATGCGTGTAATCCCATTTCGTCTGTTCTAAATCCTTGAACATCCAAGCCGGATGCGTCGCGCGCGATTGATCGGTGCAAGCAGCGGATACGGGAAAACTGAGTTTTTTACCCTTAGCCGACCTTGTTGTGTGCCGATTTTGGTCGACAATATCCCTGTTGTTTTTCCTAGTAAGACCGCGCAAGTCACTTTCCAGATTGATGCTGTTCTTCATAAGATTTGCGCCCCATTTCTCCATTCGTATATGGGGGTCTTCCATGAAACAAGGGCTCTCGCCCTGACCAGGAACGTTGAGCACATACCTACCAGGACCGGTTAATTCTTGGAGCTGCTTTTCCATTCTACAAGGTTCATCATGATATCTCGTGAAAGCCATATATACATCTCGCGAGAGAAAAATAATGTGATTGAAATACTGTGATGTAAACATCATTCCAGAATGATTGTGTAATTACATACACGACACATCAGTTCAAAGTATCGCAACAAATCCTTTTTAGAACCATAAGAGAGACTACAACACCTAACATCTCCATAACCCAGTGTATCTGCTAAACTCGTCAGTGCCGCGATGTCATTGTTCGCATCTATCACGAATACCTCCGTTCTCGATTCGTTGATATATTTTCGGACATCCGACCTACGCAATCTTTCTCCCCCCATCACCAAAACTTGCACATCATAATCAGGTGATAACCGATAATTCGAATACTTATGGTGGTAATGTTCGCGCTCCCAAATATTCGAGTGGTTCCATTCAAACTGCGGGTCTTCATAAGCGTTCATCGTTTTCATAGACCCATTGATGTTGTGCATGCGCGCGTAGTGTGGTCTTATACATTCCGCTCCAAGACGCGCTATTTCATCCTGTCGAATGATCGAAAAATTATTGTCTCCATCATTAATGTATTGGATGTAACCGACCTTACATATCTTTGCTACCTTGGTTTTGGTGCATGTGCGAAGGAGAAGTTCGTAGTCATCGCAAATCGGAAGCAATTCAGAGTAGTTTCCAATGTCCAACAGGGTTTGGCGCTCCCAAATGCGCGGATGATTCGGGCAGCACGCCAAGTTTGAGAGAGAAATGTTGTTGATATTTGGTGTAATAAAAACATAGTGCCATTCCCCATCGTATTTCATCGCGTAGTATCCGCCATAGCCCTTGCTAATAACATCGTTCATATAACGTGTAGGAGAGCCGTCTTCGAACATGTTGATAAAATCCATGTAAATAAATCCTACATCAGGGTGTGCCTCGAAAACACCAACCGCATCTTCTAAACATGAAGGGGTTATTTTGTCGTCGTGGTCGAGTTCAATGCAGTATTCTCCGCGACATAACGATACCGCCTCATTCTTGACATTTCCGATAATACCGCTGTTTGACGCGCGCTTGTACAGACGCACCCGTTGGTCGGTAAGTATCTCTTGCAAATATTCGAAATGCTTGTTTTCGGGGGAATCGTCTAATACGACCCATTCCCAATCGATGAATGTTTGCGAACGCACGCTCTCATATGCGCGCAATATTTTCTCATAAGACATGAAACAGGTTGTGAAAATAGAGAATTTCGGTCTCGTTGCCGCGCGATTTCCAATAACATGGTTTATGTAATAGTAATTTACGCTGCTATTAAACTCGGCAATGTTATCAAACGAGGACGCGTGTATCCACAGTGCTTGCAATCTCTCTGGTATAAGTGCCTTCACTCTATTGTATTCGGTTTTATACCTTCCATATGTCACAAGAATATTGTGATTTTCACGAAACAGTTTCGCAACATCGCTCGCATCCGATGTGATCGTTATTGAACATTTTAGCAATCCGGCAGTTTTCGCATTTTGAATTTTCTGGTCCACAATGGAATACTTCAAGTCCCGTAAAAATATCACGTGTGGATATTTCATTTCTTTTACTCGTAGAATATGACAAATAATTTTTAAGCGAATATATTTATTTATATGCGTTTAAAATGCGATTATCTTAGGTATTGATAAAGTATACTCATAAAACATTTCTCGCTCACTTAGCTCAGTTGGTAGAGCATTGCACTTGTAATGCAAAGGTCCGTGGTTCGAATCCGCGAGTAAGCTTATATGAAGTATAAAAATTATTGGAAAGTAGCAATGTAAGCAATCAAGTCTTTTCTCTCCACAGGTTTTTTAATACCGGCAAATACCATCTTGGTTCCTTTGATATATTTTTTGGGTGCAAGCAAGTAATCAAATAGCGTGTCTTCATTCCACAAGACCTTCGAATCGATATTTGCTTTGGAAAACGAGTATCCAGGCGTGGTTCCCGCAACTCTTCCAATGAGACCAAAAAGATTTGGACCCTGTTTGTGCTCACCGCCTGATTCAATCTTATGACATTGCGAGCATTTTGTCTTGAATATTTTGGCACCTTTGGTTTCAGACATCGCCTTATAAACGTATTAAACATACTATAATACTATTTTTATTACGTTTTTAATAACACAAATTATGCCATAGGAAGCGGTCTCTGCTTTGCTTCCACCACCAAAGGTTTAGGCATTATCAACGTCGGGCGTTCAAAGAATTTACGCTCAGGAAGCGTCTTGAGCTTCGGCGTTGGGGGTTTTTGTGGATTCACCAGATTTGTGGAGTTAATGCCGAACAGCATCGATTCAATCTCAATCGGGTTCTTCGAAAGGGTCTCGCGGGGCATTTGTCCGTGGAGAATACCAACTGCCGGGGTCTCGTTGCGGTAGGCCATTCCATGTTGCGAATGAGCGTAATTTTTGTATTGCTCGTTCATGCGATTTTCTCTCTGCTCCATGGCATAGTTTCCTGGTGTATTATTATTCCTTGTCGATGTCATCTGTATAGTAATATACTATAATAATACTATAAAGTTTTGAACTGATACTATAAAGTTTTGAACTGATACTATAAAGTTTTGAAAAGTGGGTTCTAAATTATTCACTAGCAAGCGCGTCAACAAGAACTTGTTTATGGACATCATCGACCTTCTGTGTGGCAATGGCGTCACAAATACATCTGTGTGTCATATCGAACAGTTCAAATTTGAAAAGCATTTTGAATATAGTGGCATCGTCTGCTTGACTAAATAATATAAGCATCTCTAATTCCTTGCTTTTTTTGGCCGCGTTAATAATGAACACAATATCGTCCAAATTTTTGATGGTCTCGTACAACGAAGACATTCTCTCCTCTACCTTTGTATCATCCCACGTTTGGAGATCGAATGCTTGTAAAAATTGGGTTCGGTATACATTTTCCTGATTCTCGTCTTCGTGTTGTTTATAGGTGCAAATAAAGTCATCAACATACATAATGTAATGATGATGGTTTTATTTTAAGTTTTTATTGTTGAGGTCTTCTTATTAATGAGGTGTTACTATGTTCAGTTGTGGGTATTGACATAATCGTTCGTGCGGGCGTACTCCCGCGACGCAACGCCGCCGCGAACCCAAGTCTTGTCGGCCACGCCCTCGACAAGATTTTTAGGATTCGATATGGACGACTTGAGCGAAGGAACCAACGGTGTCTGGCTGTAGCCCAGGTAGGAAATCTCGCTCGACGGGTTCACGCTCTTCCGGTTCACCTGATTGTTTCCCTGCAAAATCTGCGACTCGGTCACGATGTTTCTCTTTCCGCGACCAAGATAAGGGACTGTGGCAAACGGACGCTCAATAAGGCTGATTTTACACTTCGGTTTCGATAAAGCACCGTGGAATAGCGCCGAATTGGTATCAATGTTCGAACCTCCAGCGTCAACCTGATAACCACCCTTAAAGTTCATATTCAACTGGCTTGTGGCGAAGTCCACGAAATTCGACGTGGGCGATGTCGGAATAAACCGGTCCAGCATATAAGTGGACGACGCCATGTTCTGAATGTTGTCCTGACTCTTATCACATTCATCCTGTCCAATTCTAGAAGATTTGTGAAAGGTGTAATCGTATACAGAGGACATTGTTATATATATATATAGGTTTTATATATTTTTATTTTTTAATTCCAAGCATTTAGTTGTTCATCCATCGATGAGGCGCGGATTTCATACACGCCGTTTCGTGTCCATCCTTACAGGATACCATATTGCCGTAGCAGAAATCAGCAAATCCTTTCTGGTCGTTCGGTATTTGTGTGTTTGCCGTGGGATGCCACGCACGCATCGAACGGTCAAACGTAAAACTATCTCCTAAATCATCAAAAAGTTTGGATCGAATGTTCGGGTCGTCGAAGTTTCCAGAAACGAACTCTTTTGTTGCCTCATTGATGTCGTTTTCAACTACTGGATGAAACGACTTCGCAGCCGGTTTGCGACACGAATTCTCGTGTATTTCGTGGAGCATCACGTTCATCAACGGATTTTTTGGCGTTGGTTTCGTGGCATCACCGCTACTACCACCGCCATCGATTTCCTTAATGTGGCTCGGATTACCAAAACCTTCGTTTTTGACTACCGCGCGCAAATTATGTATCATGTTGGTTTTTTTGATATAATACAGGAGAACGATTGCTAGTAGAGTTACGAATCCAGATATTACCACCTTTGCCTTTTTTGTCACAGCATAAGCAAGCAACGTGAAAATTATTGTCATTCTGGTTATCGCATTTAATTTTTCGTTCATACTTTTCATACCAGAAGGCCATAATTTTATCAATTCATTTTGTTTCATTAATACTGCTGGATCTTCTAACCAGAACTTGGACATTATATATGTTGAAGGGATTTTTTATTTCCCCCCTTTCCCCTTTTTCTTTTTGCGCTTCTTCTTTTTCCCTGTATCAGAAGTATTCGTGGTTGCGTTGTTTCCCGCGCCGCTAGAACCCGACGCGCCTGGTGCATTTGGCACGCCTGGTGCATTTGGTACGCCTGGTGCATCCGATGGTCGCGATTTCTTATATGCCTCGCCGGTTGAAAACACCAATTTCTCGATTCCTTCATCGCTGACACCTTCCGAACGCAAAAGCGATGTAATCGCATCGTTTGCAGCCAACATCGCCTCCTCCAACTCACTTGCCGACATTTCATGAGCATCTGCCTGCGCATTTTTTTTGGTTGCCTTCTCTTTCATACGTTCGCGCTGCTTTGCCGACTTCATATTACGCTCCATCTGCGCTTGCATCGCACCAACATTCATTTTTGCTCCACCGCCGCCGCCTCCTCCTCCACCACCGAACATGCTCTGAAGATTTGCCATTCCAGGCATATCCTTCATCTTCTCCATTATTTCACCTGCTTCGGCCAATAGTTCGCTCTCCTTCAGTTCACCCGTCTTGATTTTCTCGTCCAGTTTTCCACCAACTTTCTGAACCAATCCCATCAACTTTGTAGGCTCCTGCATAAGCTTTTGGAACACGTCTCCGACCGATGTCTCATCTTCCATGTCAACCTTGAACTCGCTCGCAGTCTCCTCCGCAATCTCTCGCGCTAGACTTCCCAACTTCCCACCCATCATACCCGTAACGTGGTCGTGTAACGACTCCGGATCAGGCAGGTCTTCAAGGTTAATGCCCGAGACGTCGAAGCCCGTTGCTCCACTGGTGTCAAAACACGTCTGCATCTGCGAGATTGTCTCTTCGAGCTTTGCCTTGAACTTATCTTCATCGATTGCTTCAAACAGTTTCGCAGTATCTCCAAACGAACTGCTGTCAGACATGTTCGATACCACCGAAAAAAGGACTAGTTGTAAATACTTCCAAATCGTCTCGCGGGTCGTGTCGCTAATGTTTTCTTTCCACAGCGGTCGGAAGTCAATACCAGGCAACAGAAATAGCGGAACGTCTTGTTCGAAGATTTTTTCGTTTTGATACAAAATATCAAAGAACCGTTCGGGATACACTGCCTGGCATTCGGTCTTTACCGCACCAATACATTCAGGTGTGACATTTTCCCCTTTCGCAATGGATAGCAGATTATTGTCTAAGGAAGTGGCAATCTCGGGAAAAGTATTCAAAACATCTTTCACAAAATCGGCAATTATTTTTCCAAAGTCGTTGTCGTTGGCATTGTCGCCGGCATTGTCGTTGGCATTGTCGCCGGCATTGTCGTTGGCATTGTCGTTGGCATTGTCGCCGGCGCTGTCCGTCACATTACTTTTCTCGGAACTGTTTTCACTGGAACCAGAGGACATACTCTGTTTCATATCTTTATTTTTAAATCATAGTATTTCTATTATATTTAAAAATAACGTCTATGGCAATGATAAAACAATAACGGGATTCTCATTATTTAATTGGGCGCATACATGTCTGATAACTTCACAAGATTTTGCATATATTTAATCACCTTTTCCTGGTCTTCGCTCTTCATATTTCGTATGGGTTCACGAAGACAATCGATTTTTTCTAAAATTAATTTGGCGCTCCCTACACCACTCATATCCTGTTTGTAGTCTTTGTCAATGAAAAACTTCAAATCTCCCTTTGAAATCTCATTCCGATACGGACCAATAACGGAATCTTTGAACGCCAAAAGGATTAGACGCGGATTCGCCTTGCGAAAAGACACGAGCGACGTTTTTACTGTCGCAATGTCATCGTTATCAGGAAACACCAGTTGAACATCATCGACAAACTCCATAAAATGGTCGTTAAACGCGGAGAGAATTTGCCTTTGATCCATAATACATTAGATATGTATTTTATTTAAACTATTACAACAAATATTACAAAACAAATATTACAACAAATATTACAAAATAAATATTACAACAAATATTACAAAACAAAAAACATTGTAATATCTGTTCCTTTAATTCACCTCGCTGTTTCGCTTTTGTTGAAGCTGCTCCATCGAAACAGACCCTATCGTGTCAGCGGTGTACGTATCGGGCGGCGTCTCGATGTCCGCCTGATGCTCGATGCTGGCATAATGGTGCTGCTGCCGCATTCCGCCGTTTCCCTTCGCTGCAAGTTCATCCGAGTTCTGGTCCAAAAAACTGAAATTATCCGACGCAACACCATAACCATTTGAACCAAGAGCAAACGAGTGAGGTTCCCCGTTGTCTTGGGTCGCGGATTGTTGTAGCGCCTCTTGTTTAGGTCTCAAGTGGTCGGTTATTTCGGAACCAAATAGAACACGATGTCCACGATTCAAAAGCAATAGCGCAGGAACCTTCGTAATGGTAGGAGGCAAGAGTATTTCTTGACCATTCGATAGCACTACGTATGTTGCCCCGTTAGGCTTCTTCACACGATTATCGAGAGGAATAAAATGAATGTCATTCTTTACTTCCGATTGCGAAATGATCTGTAAAAGACTCTTACAATTATCACAATAATTGCTATAGTAAAAAATCGAACTCATTATATTCTGCTTATTTTTAGATTTGTCGGTTTAAACTAATTTTGATAAAATTGATTTAATTATGTTCCATACTATTATAAGAAAGCATGGAGCCCGTTGTAACCGATTTGACCCAGGATGACCAATACCTGCGCTTCACACTTGGAAACGTAAACGTCAGCATTGCAAACGCGGTCAGACGCATTATGTTAGCAGAAATTCCTTGTGTGGTATTTCGAACGGCGCCTTATGAGGAAAATCGCGCGTCCATCGAGATAAATACATCCCGCATGAATAACGAACTCATCAAGCAAAGAATCAGTTGTATTCCAATTCATATCACAGATACCGAGTTTCCGCTTGACGAATACATTGTTGAGCTAGATGTTCGAAATGATACGAAGGAAATTATTTACGCCACCACAGCGGATTTCAAAATAAAGCATATCCCGAGTGCCTCTGCCGATGCGAATGGCGGCGACGATGCCAATGCAAAGCAGCGCGACACGCCAAGCGTGGAGCAATTGTTTCCGCCTGACAAAATCACGGGTGATTATATCGACATTGTCCGGTTGCGACCAAAAATATCAGACGCGATTCCAGGCGAGCATATCAAACTATCGCTGCGGTTTGACTTGGGAACCGCCAAGCAAGACGGTGCGTTCAACGTGGTGTCGTCTTGTGCCTATGCAGCCACTCCGGACAAGCAAGAAATCGAAAATGTCTGGAGCGCGATGGCGAAAGAAATGAAGACCAACAATATGAGCGAAGATGACATTTCCTATGCGGAAAAAGATTGGCGCTTGCTGGAAGCCAAGCGAATCACGAAGCCGGACTCATTCGACTTCAAAGTCGAATCAGTAGGACAGTTTGAAGAAATAGACATTGTGAAAAAAGCAGCAGATGTCATGAAGAATAAACTATCGAAATTCAAAGGAGTCATTTACGATGAAGGTGTAGTCACCAAATCCACCACCACTATTCCCAACTCGTTCGATATTATTCTACAAGGGGAAGATTACACGTTGGGTAAGGTATTGGAATACATACTGTACCGCGACTATTATGAGAACAAGCGCTCCGCAGAAGAAGTCCTTCGTCTTAATTATTGCGGTTTCCAGAAGCCACATCCCCATATTGATTTGAGTATTATTCGTGTCGGATTTGCTGAAGAAAATATTCAGGCGGATGAGGTGAGAAATTTGTTAGAGGTTGTTTATCATACCGCGACAAGCATTTTCGATACAATCGACAGACAATTCATGTCACAAATATAATATAATATATAATATTCGTCTATTATATACCATGGTAGCAACAAAGAGTTTGGTGACAAAGACAATTTGGTTTTCGCTGATTATGCAGCTCATAACTAGTTTGATTCCACTAGGTGGTTTTTTTATCTCTCTTCCCGAAGAGCACAAAATCTTGAGTGATATTCTGGTACTTGAAACAGTCGTGCAATTTATAGAGATGATATTTTACATATGGATCGCTTATGCGGTCTTGAACGTCAATAAGATGGCGTCGAGACGGTACATTGATTGGGTGATTACAACACCTACTATGCTGCTGTCCACGATTATGTTTATGAAGTATCAAGAGAAAAAGGAAAACGGCAAACTCAAAAGTGAACCGGTTAAAACACGCGAGTTTTTGGTTGAACACAAAAACGCGATTCTCTCCATCTTTATTTACAATCTTGGTATGTTGACATTCGGTTATCTAGGTGAATTGAACATTCTTTCAAAGTATATTTCGATACCAATCGGTTTTGGATTCTTTGGAAAAGCGTTCGAAGAAATTTACTACGGGTTCGGTAATAAATCGGTAGTTGGGGAGCGTCTCTTCATGTTCCTCCTTTTCGTGTGGAGTCTTTATGGCGTTGCTGCCGTATTCCCGGCAAATCTTAAGAACGTGAGCTACAATTTGCTCGATATTGTCGCGAAAAACTTTTACGGATTATATATTTATTACCAGGTGACACAGGTATAAACGCGCAATTAGTAATTTTAATTTTATCATTATCATAAGTATTGAAGTAATGTTTATGATATAAATTTCTGCGGTAATTATAAGATAATGAGTGGTGAACTTGAAGAAGTAAAAGAATTAACTCTTCGTCTTGGAGATATTATCCAACTAGAAGCAGAAACAGATGCTACGCTTCACAAGAAACAATACATTATTCGGTATATTGACACCAATATTTTGCGTTTAGAGAATGAAGATGGAGAGAAAGAGATATCTATCAACAATAGTCGTTTAGAGAACGATTCTATTACGAACATTAATCTGTTGAGGAGGGAAGAACATCGGGGATTCGCGAAACAGAATGGGTTGTTACCCGAAACCTGGGTTGACATATTTTTTTCTCTTTCAACACCGTTTCAAATCACAGGACAAATCAAAGGATTAAATGAGGATCTAATAGAAATTTTCACCACGGAGCAGCAGACCATTTACATCGATTTTGGATACAAGGGGATTCCGCTGGATAGTTATATCCGCGAAATTATTATTCGCAACAAGCCCGTAACTCCGGTTGCTAGTCCTGAACCTGACGCGGTTTCAGTTTCCAACGTGCAAAACACCCCAGATGCTAGTGCGGATGCCAGCCCAGATGCTAGTGCGGATGCCAGCCCAGATGCTAGTGCGGATGCCAGCCCAGATGCTAGTGCGGATGCCAGCCCAGATGCTAGTGCGGATGCCAGCCCAGATGCTAGTGCGGATGCCAGCCCAGATGCTAGTGCGGATGCCAGCCCAGATGCTAGTGCGGATGATGCCGACGTTTCGAGACCGTTGGTCTTTGCATCGGACGAAATAATATTTGGAGAAGATTTGGGATTTGTAAAGCACATTGTGGAGTTGCCCGAATCTGAAAAACGTTTTCATATTGAGAAACAGACTGATGACATGATGGACACAATGTTATCAACAATACCCAATGCGAATCGTACAACGCATATTATCAATGATATCCATACTATGATCAATCGCTTTAAGGAGTTGAGGGAAGCTTACTCGGATTTTGAGTCAGACAATAACAACATAGTTGCGATACGCTACGACGACAAAGACAAACCTTTGGCGAAAGCTCTTGCAAAACTGGATAAAAAAATGTACTGGATGCTTCCTGTGGCAACCATGAAAAAGAAACTTTACGATGTAACAAATACTAGCGAGGCAAAGGATGTTGAAATGCTTACACTAGCAGGAGAACGCGACAAAGAGTTCAGTTACAACAATGAGTTGGAAACTGACAGCAGTAGATATTATTCGGAATTTAAGAAAAAATTAGAATTATCTACACCTTTCGCAGATAGTAAGCACCAGAATTATTTGTCCAAGCAGAATGTTTCGAGCAACATCACCGCAATAATTGACAACAACGGAGACTTTGAAACATCGGTGGCTAGAGTAGAAAAGGATTTCGGTAAAATCGATACTAAAAAGTTTTTCACACAGGACTATATTGTGTCGCAGAATATTCTGAAGGTCGATAGTATCGTGCCTGCCACCAAGAACGACACCATTATGGTTGGCTCATTTTTGACATTACCCGACTCTACCCTGCGTTTCTCGCGAATCAATGCCCCGTCTACTGACATTCTTGCCAAAGTTGGTCTCAACGACACCTATTTACAATATTGGCATCTACTAAACAATAGAACACGACCGCATACCATTGAGGTGGGTTCCGAATCTGCGCCTACTGATAAATTTCTGGAGAGAATTGTCCATTATAAACCGACCCAGGAGAATGACAATAACAACGATAATAACAACGACAAATCGAATGTCATGAGTAATTCCGCGCGTAAACAAAAAGAAGAGGTGCGAAAGGAAAATTACCGCAAGTATCTTGAAAATATCGTGCCTTCGACTGATAAACTAATCGAGTCGGTGAAACCTCACATCGAAGGAAAGATCTCGGTAAAAGCTGTATCCAGCTATTTAGAACCCTTTTCTGTTGAATCCAACGAGATAACCAAAGGCAGATACAATCAGATTCGCAATTTTATTGGTGACAAAATCAACGAGTTCTCGGCCAAGTTGGACAAAATCGATCGCTCGTTGTCCGATCTTACTATGGAGTCGGCAGAAACTACATCGGGTATTCGCCAGATGTTCACGAACAATGTGGACACATATGACAGCGTCATGAGTGGATACGGAATAACCGACGAGATGCGCCTTTCTGACAACGAAATATATTCGCGCGTATACTCGATTGACCAAGGCAGATTGCTGAATGCGGGCATTTCTTTGGTATCCGTGCGCCTCCTTGTTCTACACGATTCTCCTAATATTGATGAATACCAGAAAATCGCGCAAGAGAAAAGGAGTGGCGTTGTTGAACCAGATGAATGCAACAAATACGTGCTTTCCAAAAAATATGTATCTATGGATGAAATGACCGAGGATAATAAGAAAGAAATATTTTTCGATAAACGTTACGATAATACATATTACGAATTGGTGAACGAGTATGCGGATGCCATGCAGGGCATCGAAGAAGGTGAACCGCGTCAAACATTCTTAGCGGGACGTTTACAGGAGGTAAACGGGTTGAGCACACCAGAGGCAAATCGAGACGCAGCAGCAATGCTTCTAGGAAAGAGAGTTATCATGAACGGTGACTACGCGGTTCTATCCATCGAAGATGCTGACCCTGCGTATTATAAGAGAGAAAACGAACAGTGGATATTGGACCCGGAAATAAATGAAGGTTTGCTAACGGATGAAACCAAATTGTTCTGCAATTTCAATGAGAAATGTATCACTACGAACCACTTGCCAATGGGGGGAGACGAGGGAAAGAAGGGAAAGGATGGGGGGAAAAAGGTTTGTGAAGAGAAGGAAGAGAAGGGAAAGGATGGAAAGGATGGAAAGGAGGGAGAATCTAACGAACCGAATAAGTGTGGCACGTTTGAAGTAGCGGGCAATAACAATGAGAGTGCGTTAGAAAAACAAATTATTAGTGAATTCGACGCGGTTCTCAAGACAACAAAGGACGATTACATCAAGAAAATTATGAAGGTGTTCAAGAAAGCCAAGGATAATATTCGTGTTCTACGCCTTATTCATGATTACAATAGTTCGCAAAAAAATGTAAACAGCAATGTATTTTTGACGGACGATTCTTTAGAAACTGATGACTCTCCATACAGCACAATGCGCGATGCAATACTTGGACAAACAGACTTCGCCAAAAGGCAACAAGACATTCGCGATTTTATCACACACTTTACGCGCGCAGCAAATTTGAATCGCGACGAGTCAGGATATTGGCTCTACTGCGCGAAAACCAATGTGAAACTTTTGCCGTCGTTTTATCATGAAATCTCTAGTTCGTTTATCGATGGGGAGGACTATTTGCGTGTAATGGAGAAGATATGCGACGAACGAGGTGTTTTGGGTGATGATGGTTCGGCGTGGGTGGACAAGCACAGTGGTTATGTAATTATGCAGCGCTCGTTTGCCGCACAAGAAGGGTATATCGAAGATGGTTTTAGAACTATCAGACAGGATTTGCTCGATGACAACCCACTCTATCCCACAAAAGATAATGCAATACCTGGAAATGTAATACCTGGAAATGTAATACCTGGAAATGCAATACCTGGGGACAAACAAGATGAAACGACAATAATGATTCTCCGCGTTGTGGATGCTATGGGGAAATTTATGAGGATAATATTGGATGAAGAAGGTAAAGGATTTATTGTAAGACTTGCGAAAGAAGTTATGAAGTTAAGCATTCTTGATAAAAAAAATTATGAGAAGATGATCAAACGTAATGAGAAAAAGAATCCGGGTAAAAAGAGCAAAAGTTACAAGGACTTCAAAAACGAGCAGATTATTGCCGCAACATTATCATACTTTCTTGTATATATTCAGACTAGTATTCCACAAATCAAATTTGGCACACAATATCCCGGTTAAAAGAGCATTTTCAGGGTTTCCAATTAATCCAGATAGCAGCAAAGTGAAAGGAATCGAATATGTCGCGTGTGTCGCAAGTAAAATAAAACAGTCTGGAGAACCGTGGGGCGCAATATCAAACGCAAAGACAATAGCCAGGAATATCAAGACATATTTGGAAACAATTGTGGTGGGAAAAAGCGAAATAATCGCACGGCTAGATAACAAACGCGCGCTTGTGGAATTTCAAAAAACTCAGGCGAATGATGACATTGAAAACACAATATCCACTTCAACCGCTTCTTTGTTACCAATCCTTATGCGAGTCAAGGCACCCAGCGTAGAGAAGAGTCCTCCGGAATTTTATCAATCGTTCGAGGAATCTATGCGAACTTCGAACAAGGACCAGCATATGAAAGTAAACGTGCTTCAGGGTAAAAGAATACATGTGGCAGTTCGCGTTCAACGCCTCATCGAAGATGCCGTGAAAAATGAACTGGGAGCCAAGGCGGTTTTGACAAATTCTGCGGAGGAACCTTACGTCGAAAATGCTTGTTGTTGGGACGACGAAAACCGCCCATATGAATACTTTGTAACAAAAGTTCCCTCACTCAAAGAGTTGAATGAGGAGACAAAGAATATCACTTCCTCGTTGAAATTCGCCAAGCAAATGAGCTCGGCACGAATCTTGTTTGTATCCGCTGAAACAAAAACAAAGTTTCCGACAATATCTCAACTTTACAGTGAAAGTACAATTTATCGTGCATTCGCTACTATTTGTCGCGATGAAATATCAGACGAACAACAGACGATTTGTAGCGAAAAAGACGCTTTATTGGACGATGGCGAAGTGGCTGACAATAGTATCGAAGCGCGAATGGACACACTGCGTAAAGGTGGCTTCAAATATTCTGTCGAACACGTCGTAGAATTGGTGGCTTCTAGGAATGCGAAAAACACGTTCGAATGGAGAACCGAAAACACGGAAACGGCTAATTATGGAGATGTTCGATATGTTGAACTTGCCAATTTTATAGATACAAATACAACTGACCCAGACGAGATGATTAGTAAAGTAAAAGAGGAAGTAAATGGGTTTTTAGAACATAATTTGAGTCAAAAAATTTATGAATCCTATGAGAATGATATCGAGTCCCTTAAGAATGGTTTCGAAACAGATGTTGAAGATTCCAATTTTGATGTCCGATCATTCTCTTTCAACTGTTTGCGATATATTTGTCTCTTGTTTCCAAGTTTAGATTCTGACATTGTGAAGAGAATTTCTACAGGGGCAATACCAAAGCATTGGGAACTTTCCGAGAATCATCAAAACGATTTAATAGGAAAAGCAGAGTCGAAACTAAAACCAATTGAGAATATCATCAAGCATAAAAACATAAATGATGAGAACGAGGATGAATTCAAAGAAGACCTCAAAAATATTCTCGAATTCTTCATTGTTGCGCTCGATACTTTGCCTCCTACAACGTCAATAAAACAACTATTTGTTTTTTGCTTGTTCAAAGCGCTTTCTGTCTACAAAAACAAACTTGATGGTGCTACTGAAAATAATAATACTGCAAAACTAATAAGAACTTTGGTGACTTACATTTCCAAAGAAATGGGCAAGGTGGTTCATGGATACGATACAATCGGGAAAAAAATAAACAAGGCAAAGGTAAATGAGAAAATGAAAATACTTTCTCGCCTCGAAAACATGACTGACGAAGAGCGAGAGGTCGACAACTTCAAAAAATACAACAAATTAGGCAAAGAATGGGGTAAAGGACTAGAGAAAAATTTACGTATTTACGATGGTAACGCGTACGATGCGGAACGAAGGAACGACGATGCGGAACAACCGGACACACTAGCAGATGTAGAAGAAGCAGAAAATAATGAAATCTTGATGGATAATGACGACAACCCTGATGGAGACGGAGATGAAAGTTATTGAAAATAATTGATATTCTGTTATTCTGTTAAGGATAAAATACGCATATATTTTGTTGCCTTATCATAGTTGGTATGATAATCACACTTTGTTATGATTCTCACTAGGATAAATCATAACAAATTAACAAATTAACAAATCAATAGATCAACAAATCGCATGATTTCCAGATAAATAAAATTTGCCATAAAGCACACAAATAATCATCTGACGATATTAAAAGAATGAATCGAATTACTATCAGACGCAATATAACCTTGATTTCGATCGCAATATATTTAGGACTTTTCGCATTGATTGTCTCTTTTAAACCGACATTTCTTTACAAAGATGATGGAAGTTTGAGAGAATTCGGTATTGGATTCAGAAACAAAACGGTCATACCCGGATGGTTTTTATCCATCGCACTTGCGATAGTATCATATTTTTCGGTTTTGTATTATATTTCTGCGCCCAGACTGAAAGATTTTTAGATTTGTATCAGACGATTAACAAATCCATTTCATTACCTATTCATACGTTTTGTACTCACGAGGTTTCTCGGCTGCGGCGGACAGCATTTTCTTTTCCAAGTCCTTATTATAATTTTCGCTACTCTTTTTCTGCTGCTCAACCGTTTGCGTGCAGCCAGCGTTTACGATGTAGTTGTAGCTTGCCGATGTCACTAACCAACCTGTAAGCATATACCAAATATACTTCGCAATCGATTCCTTGGTCTTGACATGTCCGAGCAATTTATCCCTAGTGTCGTCACTAACATTCTCTCTAAAAAGCGGTTTCATTTTTTTCCAGAATGTTTCGAAGTTGTTGGTAGTGATTTCATTTACCAACAACGATTGATCATTGTAGATAGTCGCTAAAGTTTTCTGAACATCTTTGAGTTCGCTGGAAAGAGTTTTACTATCGCTTTCATTTTCTCCTTTCAATATCTTGTTCATTGTTTTTGATACACTGCCTTTAGTAAGTAAATAGCCGAATGTATTAGAAAAGGGACGTAACCATCCGGGAAACATTTCTAATAACACATTCATCGTGCCAAATATCACAACCCACGGAATCAACGTCGCAAGAATTGCTGTGGGATATTGTTTAGAACCACACAAGGAGTTGGTGAGACCTACGTTTATAATAGATTCACCAGCTAACAACAGAGAGAAATATATGCCCACAGCCATCATCGCATTATTCCCCGTCTTCGCACGCTTGATAACAGATATGCATACAAAATATGCCGTGGTAATAAGAAAGAACCAACCCATAGCTATTGACGGATTAGGAGTATCTTTGGTATCTTTATTCATTATAGATATATTATAGATATATTATAGATATATTATAGATATATTATAGATATATTATGTATAATTTTTAAAAAAATATTGAATATAAGAATTATGGAGGAACCGTCTTTATGTGAACCGGGCGTTAAATACTTTATCGGACACTCCCTCAAAGAAAGTCATAAATTCAAGGAAAAATACATGAACTATTTTTACAATATTGGGATGACGCTTATCTTTTTTGGAAGTATTGCTGGTTTTTTGATATATCGTTACAAAGGGCGTATTACTCCACAAGAAACCGCCTTAAAGAATCGTCAAAAACAAGAATATATTGTTTCTAAATTACAGCGTCTTTCAGCAATAAAAGAAAAGAACAACCAAGAAATGATTACAAACCTTCCATCGTGGCACGACAACCCCGAAACAGAAATGCTGAAACGATATGCTTGAACACCTAATAATATAAATATAATTATTTTGAAGTTATATTCAACATAATTATCATCAAATATATATATATATATACATATGAGTCCTCTTATCAAAGCAATGGTTGAAAATTACTGCAATCTTTATAGGAGCGTTAATGATTCGCCTGACGAAGACGATGTGTCCCTCATTATGAAGCGTATGAAAAACAAATATCCTGTGAATGTAGCAATCGTAGAAAATGATAAAACAATGAATGTAACATTAATTCAAAGACCTTTAAAATACGACTCGTTGTATCTTGCTAATAAGGTTGATGGTGAACCCGACAAATATTACAAATATTACAAATACAAGTCTCAGTATGAAAATAAACAGAAGAAATCAACACGCGATGTAATGAAGGATGAAACCTTAACGCCCGGAATGAAGAAAAAAAAATTAGGCATTCTTCGTGGAAAACGTGTGTGTGGGAATTGTGGTAAAATAGGTGGAAATAAATTTACGATTGATAATGGGTATCTTACCGTAGTATGTAAGGCTGCTACACCTTGCGATGTAGGACAAAAATTAAATGTCTCATCTAGTGAGCATGATAATTTGCGCGATTCGTATACATTGATCAATCGCAATTTGAATAACATAAAAAAAGATATCATTACCACGAAACTGGATTATTTGTTTGGGTATGCTGACGAGGACACTACGCTCGAACGTTTTGAATCTTTTAAGAATGACATGAAATTAACTTCTAAAGAAGTGAATAATGCCAGAGTTAATTTAACAAATACATTGAACGACAAACAGCGAAATCAAGTGCAAAAAATTATGGATGCAACGGTGAATCAACACATCAAAGAAATAAGGACTCTTGGCAAAGAATACAAAATTTCGAATAAAGGAAACTCAAAATCGGCATCATCGGCATCATCGGCATCATCGGCATCATCGGTATCATCCGCATCATCCGCATCATCGGTATCATCCGCATCATCGGTATCATCCGCATCATCGGTATCATCCACATCATCGGCATCATCAAGCAATACTGGTTCCTCGCTAAGTGTTGGTGATGTTTCCATTGTCGATGACGAGAAACGCAGCACATGACGGAACCAATTCTGCTGAAATAGCGGCTGACAATATGGACATCATAATAACTTCATTTTATGTGATAGTTTGAATGAGAATAATGCTACTTATTACCAAGCAAAATATAACCTTTCTAATATATAGAAAACTATGTTGGCCAAATACTTCTCATTCCCTTTTTTCATTGTGAGTTTAGCAATAGGTCTTCTTTTTGTATATTTGTCTGTGCCTGCTCCTACGGTTATATACGTTTATCCAACCCCAGACAATGTGAAGGAGATTGAGTATAAGGACAAATCTGGTTCTTGTTTCCAATTTGATGCTCAACAAGTATCTTGCACGCAAGAAGCAAAAACGATTCCTATTCAAAACTAAATGTTGTTTGTATATATATGATTGAAAACGCGCTCAAATCACTTAAAACTGACACTGGAAAGTGTATAGTATCTATCATACTGGGTATAGGACTAGCCAGCATCTTTAGAAAATCTTGTGAATCTAGAAATTGTATGATTTTTAACGCACCATCCATAACCGATATAAAACAAAATACGTACAAACACGATGGTAAATGTTACAAATTTGCTGAACGTTCTGTAAAATGTAATCCAACCAAAAATAAGCAGGTCACGTTTGCGTAAAAGTATTTAATATATTTTAAACAGAAATATATTAAAATGGAGGGAACAACGAGTCTAGACGACCTTCCAATATCTCCTCAATCAGAGGCGAACATTCAACTTGAGACTAGAGAGACAAACACGAAAATAGACAGCACTATTAATAATATGCGCGAGCAACGCGAGGCGGAGATTTCTTCGGCGCTTGGTCCTGGTCCTGGTCCTGGTCCTGGTCCTGGTGCTGGTGTTGGTGCTGGTGTTGGTGCTGGACACAGTGGGCTGGGAGAAAACGTCAACAAATTCGTGTCGGGCGTTCAAGAAGCAGTTGCGTCGGGTGCTCTGGGTCTCCAATCCCGAGACGTTCCGCAGAGCCAAACGCACATTACACAAGACGCACAGATGCAGCCTAATTTTGTTCCTGCGCAAGAACAAGAAGATTATATCGGTGCTAGCCAAACAAATCGCGACGTTGTCCGCGAGCATGACGAAAAACGAAAGGTGGAAGAGAGTTATGATACTTTATTTGATAATCTACAAACACCCGTTCTTTTAGCCATACTATACTTCATTTTCCAACTACCTGTTGTAAAACAAACCGTTTTCAGATTAGTTCCAGCCCTGTTCAAGAAGGATGGTACGCCAAACCTGTATGGATACATTACACATTCCATCTCTTTTGCTACTGTGTATACTGCGGTAATGATGACACTGAAATATTTCAGCATTTAGTTTGCTTGCACACCTTTTCAATCTTGACATTAGAAACCCTTGCGAAGATATTGACCACCGCGTCATTGTTATAATCTTTAATATACTTCACATTCTTTATTCCCGATGCGCACATTATTTTCATACAATTCGCACACGGGTAGTGTGTAATATAAGCCGTCGTTCCGTTACAACTGACACCACGTTTCGCACAGTCAGCAATCGCGTTTTGTTCCGCGTGAACGGTTCCAATCTCGTGTTCATCCTTCATAATTTGTTCATGGGCTGCCCCGGGCAAGTATCCATTATATCCTTGTGCGATAATTCGGTTGTCGTTGACAAGAATGCATCCAACCTTTAGTCGCTTACAAGGTGACCTCTTCGAGGTAAGCTCTGTTAGATCGCGGAAATACTCTTCCCATGAAGGTCGTGGTTCGTCCATTTCATATTGTGAGGACATTAGGTTTAAATATTTACTGGTAATATTTAATATTTAAACCAAAATAGATACATTTACAGGAAATTCCACATTGATTTCTTGCGGGTATTTTTCTTCTGTTTTTTCTTCTTCGAATTGCGATTACGATTCTTCTTTCTTGTGCACGCATTTTTGGTGTCTTTAGAATAGTTGTTCCTCGGTATATACCTTAAAAATAACTTTTCATATTCGGCACTGTTACGATTGTCTCGCAATTTCATATACTTTTCGTTTTTCTCTCCACGTCGCTCTCCCATAGTCATCTCATTCCCATAGCAATCGGTGGTGAATCGTTTCAAAAGACCCTTCTGTGCGAGTTTGTTTTCTTTTTGGACATTCAACAAATATTGGGACATGCACAACAATCGATTTACGTCGAAATATTTTTTGTCGTAATAGATGAATGCCAAATAAAACTTCAACATGGTGTCGATTGTGGCGATTTTAACAGGTCGGTTATGACGCTGTATAATATTATAACTGTAGCAATGACGATTATTGAAAATAAAACAAACCGAATTACCACCAACAGTGATCTCATAGTGGTCTGGAATAAATTCTTCGACGCCCGAATGTTTTTTGATGCGCACTTGTTTTATACCGTCTTTCATAAGTCTATTTTTAACTGCGAATGCCGTCGTGTAAGGGTCTAGCGAAAGCGTATCGAAATCGGGCAACTCCACTTCAAGTTTTTTGCGGTCATTAGATGGCATATAGCGTCCATAAAGTGAACATGCCCAACCGCCGAAAAATACAACTTCTTCTTCAATAAGCGCATCGCGCACATTGTAATAAACGTCCCGTTTTGCGGTTTCATTGTCTTTCTTGTCGCCTTGAAAGTCGCGTTGAAATTCGACGGCACCACATCCCGACGCACTGATGGGATGGTATTTATTCAGTTTCGTTAGTCGCTCTGCCACCTTACTCCATCGGTCCACTTGGCCGTCGGGATTTGACAATTCGTTGTAAGACATCATTCGTAATAAGTTTGGTGGGGCATATAGAATACCCTTTTTAAGTATTGCACTCTCAATGACTTTATCGAAGAATTTCTGATCCATATGGGTTATATCCGCAATCTGAAAGTTGTCAACAAATAATTTGAAGGTGCCTTCGTGGAACCCTGCCTTGGCTTCCACACTTTCATACCCTGCCATGTAAAAAATATCGGCCAATCTTTTGACATCCCGCAACGCATTCGAAGAAAAGAAATCATAGTCCGGTATTTCCGATTCAAAATCGTAAAATCTTTCATTCGCGGGCAATATGTTATTTATGGCAATACCACCATAACACACTTGTTTCTTGTCGCGCAGAAACTCTTCTAGTATCTCTACGATATGTTTCACGTTTGAATTTCTAATTGTTTTTTTCCCCCTTTTCTTTTGTGCCACTTTGATAGATGATTTTAGAATATGTAATTCTTTTTCTTCCAACGTCTGGTGACACTCGTTTGTTGCCATTTAAATAATGGATAGATTTTATATATTGAATGAATAAAAGTCTGATTCAATCTCTCTCTTTTCGTATGAATGCTCGGGGCGAGCCGGCGGAGGAAGCTTTATTTTTACCGGAATATGACGCAGCGCCTCAGGTTTCAAGACAAATGCCGACCCCTCTTCATTGAAAAAATTGGTATAGTAGCGCATTTTGTCATCGTTATTTGGAAAACACATGGCAACAAACTGACAGCCATATTTATGTGCGAGTGCTGCTGACGAATTCTCTGGGTGATCGCCAATATCGGGTATACACATCGACATATTTTTCTTGTTGTATTCGACAAGTTCTTTCATATCAGGCGTGAACTTCACATCACGGTAACGGAGCGTCCGCATAAATGCCGAATTGCTGGTAATATTGACATACTCGTCCAATTTAGTTTTCGTAGGATTTGCGTGGGACTTATCCACAATAATCAAAACCTTTCCCTTGAGTTCCTTAAGCTCCACAATTCCGATATTTTCTCCATGGTTTTCAAAACTGTAATCTTTCCCCAATACTCGATTACCTAATATTGCCTGAATATCCTGCGCCATTTTCTCCATAATGGGCGTATTGTTTGTCATAATCCTAAAATGTAAAATCAGTGGGTCACCTGAAACCGGACAAGAGGAAGGCGCAAATGCGTGCTTCGCGATACTATTCATCGCGGTTGCAAAAGGGACATCGTTGTAACTACCTTTCACACTGTAATCATCGTTCGCTGATACGGCAATCACCGGACGATTGTCGACAGAGAATATCTGAAAGTCAAGACATCTTGCTCCTTGACGTATACAAGTTTTCAATGCCTTGGTTGAAACGTAGTCGTTCTTGACACCAGCACCAGATTGACAGCAATTGTATGCGGTTTTGATATAGTAATCGCGCAAATTGTAACTGAACCTATTGTTAGATTTTTTTGTGTTAATAGTCGACAACTTTGGAAAATCAGAATAAATGCGTTCTAGTCTCAGATTATTTTGTTTCGATTTATTCATTTTCTTAATGCCGTAAATAACAAATAGCGCCAATATCACGATACCAATGACCAATGCCATTATTTCTGGTTTTGCTTTCATCACACCAGTAACAAGACGTTTCCCTAGTGTGGCGCCACTATTTTTAATATTTGAAGCCATAATCTTCATCTTTTTGGGATCCAAATTTTTTGCGACATTCATCTTATTATATAACCGGTATATTTTCTCCACACAAACAAAGTTAAATAATAATATGCGTAGTATATAAATATGGGAGGCGGTCTTTTAAATATTGTGGCATATGGGAATCAAAATGTTATTCTTACCGGAAATCCCACCAAAACTTTATTTAAATGTGCTTATGCGAAGTATACGAATTTTGGACTACAGAAATTTCGCATTGATTATGATGGGCAACGAACATTACATATTGACTCGGGATCACACTTCTCATTCAAGGTGCCTCGATACGCCGATTTGTTGATGGACACGTATTTAGTCGTGACACTTCCAACCATTTGGAGTCCGATTGTTCCACCAACCGAACCAAATGATGATAAGTATAAAAGTAGATGGCGACCCTACGAGTTCAAGTGGATAAAGCATATTGGAACACAGATGATTGAGCGCGTGCGTTTCACGATTGGTGGGCAGACCATACAAGAATACACCGGACAATACTTGCACAATCTGGTAGAGCGGGACTTTGACGCCTCGAAAAAGGAACTTTACTACAAAATGACCGGGCACACACCCGAGCTAAATGACCCGGCAAATGCGTATGGAAATATCAACACATACCCTAATGCTTATTATACAACAAAAGAGACATCCGAGCAGGGTCCCGAACCTTCCATAAGGACGCGCAAACTCTACATTCCGCTAAACATATGGTTCACGCTGGCAGCAAAAATGGCGTTTCCGTTGGCTAGTTTACAATATAACGAGTTACAAATCGAGGTTGATTTGAGACCGGTTCGTGAACTTTTTGTCATTCGTAATATACCGGATGGAGAAGATAACAAATTCTCTTACTACAAGAAGGCTATTTCCACCGAACCACTTGAGCAATTCTACCGCTTCATTCATCCGCCTCCTAGTCAGAAATTGCAGGATAATGTTTACTATACAGACACGCGAACAAACTGGAATGCCGACGTCCATCTGATTAGCACTTACGCATTCCTCACCGAAGATGAAGTGCGTGTTTTTGCGGCAAATTCACAGACATACCTGATAAAGCAGGCATACAGTCAAACGTTTCATAACATTACCGGTCCACAAAAGGTGAAACTGGAGACCATGGGGATGGTCGCGAACTGGACGTGGTTCTTCCAGCGCAGCGATGCCACACTGCGCAACGAGTGGTCAAACTACACGAATTGGCCATATGACGTTTTGCCTTATGGTGTGGTTGATCCAGATAATTCTGACTATGTTAAAGAAAGTGAAAAAATGACATTGGGTGGCAATAAGTTTGACCCAGGAACGCACGGTAATGGCGACCCGTCCTCATTATTGATTACCGGAGCGTATCAGGTCGAAAATGAGAAGAACATCATGACATCTTGGGGACTGCTATTTGACGGTAAATATCGTGAAAATATCCTTGACGCGGGTGTCCTCAATTATGTAGAGAAATATGCGCGAACATCCGGAAACGGACCTGACGGGCAATACTGCTACAATTTTGGACTTCGTACAGACCCGACCGATTTCCAACCGACGGGCGCAGTAAACTTGAGCAAGTTCAAAGATATTGAATTCGAAATAAACGTTCTACCACCTAAACTAGCTGATGAAGCGAAAACGCTGGTCGTATGCAATAGCGATGGTGATCTTGTGGGCATAAATAAATCGGTATGGGACTTGTATGAATATACTTATGAACTTACCGTATTAGAAGAGAGATATAATGTCTTGTCATTCACTTCCGGAAATGCGTCGCTTATGTATGCGCGCTGATTTTATTTTATTGGGAAATGTCAGATACAATTTACATACATATATTATATCTACATATACATATACATATACATATGAGTGAGTATCGAGATGATGCCGATGAAAGTAACCCTGTTGAGAAAAAACGTAAAACCAAAAAAAATGTCACAATACCAAAAAATCCAGATTGGAAAGGATTTTTTAGTGGATGTTTGTCAAATCTAACACTTACAATGCTTCTTGCGTTAATTGGAGCAAACTTTCTCTACTTGACCAGTTTAGGGTCAAAATCACATGACTATCTCTTCCCATCTGTAGCCAGTGAATATTTTGCAAAGCAAATTGGTGGTCAATGTACGTTTTATGAAAGAGCAAAAAACGGAGTTTTAGGGGATAAAACAAAATTCAAGCTTGGGAAACTAGGGATTCCCCCTTCTTCAGGGTGGCCCTATAGCATGAAGACAGATGATACAATTGATTTCACCGCGCAGGGGTTCAAAAATTGGTTTGCCCTGTCGACATCGGATGTTTTTTATCCTGCGCGCGCGATTATCAAATCATTTCTCGAATTCTTCAAGAAGGAAAACGACAATATGTTCTCATCCGATTTAGTTCAAATAATATTAATCAATGCGTTACTTATATTTGTCGCTCCACTATTACCTTTTGTATTATTAGCATTGCTTGTTGCGGTATTTATATCATTTTGTATGCGTGCGTGGAATGCAGATTTATTATTCTTTCTCTTTGTCACGTTCATAGGTCCTGCGTTTTGGTTGTCTTGTGGTTTGACGGGTGTCATGGTATTACAAGCAATTCTAACGTTACTAGTGTTGCCATTATACATCGACGGGAAAGCGGTATTCGACATTATGATATGTAATGGTTTCTTATTCACAACGACGTTCTTGCTACTTACCACATTTACCGCATCAAAAAATCATCTGCCACCGGGATTAATCGGCGGACTTGCTGCGAGTATTGCGTTAGCACTTTATCGTACATTGAAGAAATAAATACTTCGTATAATAAAATGTATAAACACATACGATAATAATATTGCATTATGGGTAAAAAAAACAGGGGGAAAAACAAAAATGGTAACAAAAATGATAACAAAAATGATATTGAAGGCAGCGAATGTAGTGGCACCAATACAGATAGTAGTAGTCCTAATGACAAAAGCAAACCATTTGTAAGTATTTGCACACCAACATTCAATCGACGGCCTTTTATTTCGGCGATGATTAAATGTTTCGAACATCAGACGTACCCAAAGGATCGCATGGAATGGATTATTATCGATGACGGAACCGACAAAATCGAAGAACTTGTCAAGCACATTCCGCAAGTGCGCTATTTCAAATATGATGATAAGATGGTTCTGGGAAAGAAACGAAACCTTATGCATTCAAAAGCAAAGGGCGAAATATTTGTCTACATGGACGATGATGATTATTACCCGCCCGAGAGAGTTGCGCACTCTGTCGAAACACTTCTGGCGAACCCAAATGCTTTGTGTGCTGGCAGCAGTGCGATTTACATCTACTTCAAACACGTTAAAAAAATGTATCAGTTCGGACCGTATGGACCAAACCACGCTACTGCTGGCACGTTTGCGTTTAAGAGGGAGTTGCTGAAACACTCTTCGTATGATGAAGGTGCTGCGTTGGCGGAAGAAAAAAACTTCTTGAAAGACTACACGGTTCCTTTTGTCCAGCTGGACCCGATGAAAACAATCATTGTTTTCTCTCACGAGCACAACACATTTGACAAACGTATTCTCTTGGAAGAAAACATGGGTAATCAGTTTTGCAAACCACTTGACACCGATGTAGATAAATTCATACTGAACAAAGAATTATTGAGTTTTTACACGGGCGAAATAGACAAACTTCTTGTTAACTATTCGCCCGGTAAACCAAATATGAAACCAGATGTCTTGGCGCAAATAATTACTATTGAACGCTCTAGAAGAAAAAATGCGGAGGAGATGGCAATGAAGTTATCGCAAAATTCGCAAAATATCGGTATTTCAATTACTAATAGTGATGGCGCAAATAAAGACCTCACTAGAGATGATGTGGTCAAACTCCTCCAAGACCAACAAAACCAACTAAAGAATATGATTACAGAATTAAACGCTAGAGGCAAAGAGATAGAGCGTTTGCAAGAAGAGGTGAAAAAGGTCCAGGAACAATCTTTGCAAGTTCTTGACATAAGCGAAGGCAAGAAAGCACCTCTCGCGGAAACAAATAAAACAGATGCAACACATAAAACAGATGCAACACATAAAACAGATGCAACAGATTATGTTACAGGTGTTTCGGAGGTAGAAAAAGATAAGGAAATAAGGAGATTACATCGGGTGCTTCTTAAACTGAACGAGAAACTAATGGATATGGACGCGCCTGACTAGTTAGACGCGTCTGCGGGTTCGGGCTCGGATTCAGGTTCGGGCTCAGGTTCGGGATCGGGCTCGCGAGTGTATTTGTCTAAATATCTGTAAATTCGGTTCATATCCAATTTGCTGATATCATTCGGTTCCAAAATCGCGTAGATTTCTTCGTCGGTCATTGTTTCCCGTGCTTTCATAAAAAACGATAGCATATCCTTTTTATCCAATCCTAAATGTTGACACAACTCATTGATGAAAACTGTGTTGTTGTATTCGGTGCTGTATTTAGTTAACACCTTTGTAAAACGAACCTCGCAGGGGTTAAATACCGTCTCTTCTATCTCTTGATGTAGCATGCGATTTGTATGAAACGTTTTCATCAACGAACTCATCTCGTTGAACTGCCATATTTGCTTTTGAAACGTGACCCGGTCTATGTAGTCGGCGAAACACACATTATCTATTACCTTCTGATACAACGGAAATGAAGTATCACACGGTACATCTTCTAAAATGTCCACAACATTTTCGTGCCACAGTAGTCCGACGATGGTTCGGTCTGTATCGTTCATCAATGTCAAATGCTCAGAGATAGGATAGTCGTTCTTCAAAAGTTTTCGGGTTATTTCCTTCGTATCCTCGCTGTAAGACTTTGGTTTCAGAATATTTTGGATAATTTCATTCTTTAAAATGCTTCGTTGGTTCTTGTGAATTCTGTGTATCCCTTGCAACTTTTTCAAGTCTCCTTGAACAAAATCGCGGATACTTATCTTCAACGACGCATCCAGTTCAGGCATTGTATGCGTCAATATTTGTGACACTTGCGACAATGTTGGCGTCTTCAATTCGAATGAATAACACACTTTCATTAGTTCCTTTATTTTCTTGTCTACGTGATAATTGCTGATACAAATGATGGGACTATTTGTGGTCTCCTCTGTCCGTTGCTTCTTGGTTTTTTTGGGGCGAATGAGCCGAATGAGTGCGTTGATACCACCTTTATCACCATTGTTCATCCCGTCAATCTCATCCATAACAATGGCAATTGGCTGCGCCTTTTTCTGAAATAAACTCACAATGTTCTTCTCGGCCATATTGTTTTTAGCGATAGTTTCAATAATTGTTTTATTCCTTATATCGCCCGCGTCGTATCTAACGATATCATAACCTGCTTCCTTTAGTAATCTCATCACAAAACTCGTCTTCCCGCTACCAGGGGCACCATAGATGTAAAATCCCCGCTTATTCAACAAGTCCTTCTTTGTTTTCTCGAAATCTACCAACGCATTCCTAATATCCATCGCAATCTCTTCTCGTTCTAAAATCTTATTGAATATCAGTTGCTCCATGTGTTACTCCTTATTCGAGCGTTTTTATGTCTTTTTTTCCCGTCTAAGTTTTGTTTATCTAGAATAAGAGCATGGACTTTAGACGCATCGTGCTCTTGCGATAAATATATAATGTATGCTATGTAGTCATCAAACGTGAAGTTTTTATACTTAAAATTTTTCATATGTTGCCATCTTGTAAAGTTGTCGTTCAATAAATTGTTAAAGACAAAATTGTTATCTTTCCTCACAATGTGGCGTATATATCCCTCGTATTTGAGGACGGGTATATTTTGTCGAATACACTTTCGATTGGACATGTACAGCGATTTATTCAGAACTGTTCGGGTCAATGACGGTATATAATCGTATATACATTCCATAATCTCTGTCGGTAATAAATGCATTGATTCATCAAACATTATTATATTAACAATCATATTATCAATGTTCATTACACGGTAAATTTGTTTATAAATAATACGGTAATAATAATACCGTATTATTTACAACTTGGCGATTATTATACACTATACACTATAAACAATCATCTGTGTTGTTTGTTATACCATCCCATACTATACCACAATCTTTAGCCCACTTCTTTTTCGCACACAGTCCTGAACTTCCAGTAAAATCAAACGTAGAAAAATCTTTCTCTCCCGGACAAGTTCCCAAATTCTTCACATTTTTGCATTTGATTTGTTCATCGGTCGAAGTATTCTTCCAGTAATCAGGACATTCCGCAACCACAGGCGGAAACGTTATATCGGAATATTTTTGTCTATACAACGCTATACCGATGAGGATTAAAGAGAGAATAAGAAGCAATACCGAAACACTCATCACAGTTCTTTGGAATCCGAAACCCATTATATAAATAATATCACATATTTTTATGAATGATATTTATATAATGAATACTCAACCAAAAAATGGTCGCGTGGATATAATGGGACCGAATACGGCAGCGGTGTTCTCATTGAGCGATAGAATCCCCGTAAACCAGATGTCCTCCTACAGAGAAGCGATGACCGGCAACTGGAACAACACGCCTTTGTCGAATGCTTTTTTCTCACGCGCGAATATTCAGGCGATTCAGAACGGTATTCGCATTGGCGTCTACAATCGTTCGAACCAGCAATACCTAATTGGAAACCAGAACGGTGACGAACTGAAAATTATCATGCGGTCGATCTTTCTTCAAAACGCGCAAAACAATCCTGACAACATTCCTCTTCAGATTGACACCCTAAACAACTTGGTTCTAGAATACGCGGTTCATCAAGTGTATGGCGAAGCCGAGGGCTACATGAAGTACAAGCGTGATGCCAGCACTCTAGTAATGCCTATGGAACCGCCCGTCATGACCACGTGCAATGACAAACAACTTCTTTACAAAAAACAACTCTTTTGATTTCACAGACGACAATTTCTTTATCAAGTATTTTCTCCTTACTATATTATAATGATGTTACTTGTAAAAGCCGCGGTTGTTGCTATGATCCTTAATGTGATTTTACCATTGTTGCTTGCTCCGTTTGCCACAGATACCGAGAAGAATGCTTGCATTAAGGATGAGAATCTCACATTGAAAGAGAAGTTCATGGTGATGTTGCTTCACCACAAACATATGCCCGTGATGAGCAGCGCTATTGTTGCGCTGGTTGTTGTTCTCAGTATTGTCATAGGAGAGAAAATGAAGATGTAAAAAAATATAACATTCTAAAGTGCTAACAACATACTAAAGTTCTAACAACATTCTAAAGTTCTATCAACATACTAAAGTTCTAACAACATACTAAAGTTCTTAATTTAATTATTATACATTTGGTCTAATAATTAATCACGCTATCACACTTGTGTATTCACCTACTCTTTGGTGCTGCCTTTATCCACTACCTTCTTCTTGACCTTTTTTGCCGCTTTTTTTGCCACCTTGATTTTAGTAACCTGAAGAATAGCCCGCGTTTTCTTGTATCCTTCATATGCCTCGCGAAGCGTGCCTATTTCTTGAAGCCACATCTGTTGCTCGGTGGTAGCCTTCAACTTCTTCAGTTCGGCAAGTTTAGACTCCTTCTCCTTCATGATACGCTCCACATTCTCTTCCGTCACACTGTCCATCGGCAACCGAACCAAGTATTTGAAGTCCTCGTCCTCATCAATCACATCGTAACCAGAATTGGCAAGGATCGCACACACCACGTCCTTCTTTTTACGCCGCAAGTCTAGCGTGTCGTCCAAGACCTCGGTGATGAAGCGGGCTTTGTTTGACAACACCATCGCCTCTCGCTCCAGAACACCCACCTGATGTTGCTTGCGCACCACGTATGTTTTCATTCGCACCCCGATGTAGTGGTCGATAAGGTCCTCGGGCGTCTCGAATTTTCGCAGCTTCTCCGTCTCGTCAAACACGTGCATATTGGTCGTCGTCCGCGTGGTATATAACTTCAGCAGTTTCTCGAGCGCATTACAACCATATTCCGTCTCCTTTGCCCGCAACTTCTCAATCTCATTGCCGGCAAATTTTATCGTGATGTCCACCGTCACATCAGTGCTCATATCCGTATAGTCACGCACAACACTAGGTGCGGACTTCTTCTTCTTCTTTGCTTTGTCCTTGTCCTTGGCGGCAGCGGTAGTCTTCGTGTCCCCTTCAATAAGGTCCTCGATATACTTCTTGTAATCGTCGGTCCATGTGCCCACCGGCAACTCCGTCACGCGCACCTCCTTCGACGAGATGATTTCATAGCATCCTTTGAACAACCATTTCGTCCCCGTATCCGTGACAGGCGAGATGGTGCCTTTGAACCCCTCGTAATACGGGACCAGTTTCGGTTTATCGGCTTCGTTATGGATGCTTCTCTCCACATAATCCATGATGGTTGTTGGGTTATAGCACATGATATCCGTACTGAAACCAGTTCCGATTCCCTTGCTCCCATTCACCAGAATCATCGGAATAATAGGCGTGTAGTGGATCGGTTCCACCGGCGTGCCGTCGTCGTCCAAATACTTGAGGACACCATCGTCTGCCTCGGGATAGAGACTTCGCGTCAGTTTGTTGAGATTCGTGTGGATATACCTCTCAGAAGCCGAGTCTTCGCCGCCCTGAAGACGCGTGCCAAACTGCCCCTTTGGCTCCAGGAGATTGATGTTGTTCGAGCCCACAAAGTTCTGCGCCATGCCCACAATAGCACCGTTTAGACTGCTCTCGCCGTGATGGTAACAGCTGATCTCGGATACCGACCCGCTGAACTGCGCGACCTTGATTTCATTCGTCAGACGTCGCTTGAACGCCGTAAACAGAATCTTACGAAGGCTGGTCTTCAGTCCATCCACCAGATTCGGAATGGACCTGTCGCAGTCATACTTGGAGAAATGAATCATCTCGCGACCGATGAACTCCTGATACGTGACCTCCGACTGGTTTGTGTCAAGATAGAGTTCGCGATTATATGCCTCCAACCAGGTCTTCCTATCGTTCGACCGCTTCTTGTTGAACACCATATCAATGGCATCGCGACTCTCTTGGCCGCTGCTTGTGAAACTCACAATCTTCTTCTGGGCGAAATACTCCTTAAACTCCTTGCTTG